TTTTTTTTTTTTTTTTTTCTTGGGCTCTTGCACCGCAAATTGTTGAGCCATGAGTTGTTGAGCCATCAATTGAGCCTTCCTCCTGGCATCTTGCTGTTGTTCCTCGGTCCGTTCGGGTGTCACCGCCGCATTCACAATGATTTTTATGTCATTCTTGTCGTACTTGTCCTGATACGGACGATTGAAGACGAGATACAGGGTCCGTACGAACGTGTCTTTATCAATATTCAAAAAAACTTTTCGTTGAACTGTGTCATCGCCGGTCGGTGGTAACGATCGTTCGATTTTTTTTTCTAATTCGTGAACTTTCTCTTGCTCCGAAGGTGGGATATCCGATCTGATTTTGGGTTTGACTGTGTAGGTGATGTCTTTCATAACATCCTTGATCCAGTTGGATTGATTCTGTTTCAGAAAAGGTATAATGGTCGATCGCAAGTTGGCAAATATTGCTGGCGGTCCTTGGAGTCTTACCTCGATGACTAATACCATGTCTTTTGTGTTTTCTGCATGGACAGTCACTTGGACATGGTATCCATCACCGTATTCCTTAAGTAAGAATTCCGAGATGTGCGATGTGAATTCGAAACTGAGTCGTTGATTGAAAATTTGTTGGAAATCAGCATTTTGAGCAATCATGCTAGGCATGTCAAGGGCGAAATGGTGGAAATTGACTGTAAAATGATAAAGGGCCATTTCTTATGGGGAAGGAAAAAAAATTATGCAAACTTGTAAAATTTTTCTTTTCGTGGATATAAAATGAGCCAGGCGCGATTGGAGAAAGCGCTGCAACAATTGGATGCACGAACGATCCGACAGGCATTCCATGATGGGGCGTTCCGTGACAGAATCCTGTTGGCGTTTGAGAACCTTGGGACGGATCTGGATGCGTACCTGCATTATCTAACAATTGATGATTGGATCGATGATGATTCATTCCTGGATCGTCTATCGCTCGCCGAGTACAAACAACGATTGTCGGATCGGATCCAGATATTGTGGTATCTTTTACAGATGTTTCCGACCAATGAACGAGTGAAACAATTATTGAACCAGGGCGCGCGATTCTTGAAGAACCTGGATGTCCATCGTATCATCGACGGACGATTCCAACGGCTCCTGAATCATCGGCAGCGACTCGACGCGTTTACGAAACTCACAAAATGCATCCAGAAGGATGCGACGTTGTTGCCGTCCGCACAGAAAACACAGATCCAACGACGACTCTCAATGTACAAAACATTATTCATCCGGCCTACAACGGTCGCACAGGCAAGGAATATGGCAACCACCTTCCTGAACGAACTCCGAGACGACCTGGATCATAGTTATCAGCGCGAACAAATGATCCGACGATGGGAACGACAAGGGATTTTCGCTCATTTATCGCACATAGGGCAGCAATTCAATCTGCCTTTTATTTCCGAGGAGATTACTCGACTCAAAGACACGGCCTATCCGTTCCTAGGAGCACTATAATTTTTGTCTCATAATCATGTAGTCCGACGCGTTCTGCCCGTTTACCATCAGGTAGGTATTCGGTGCGACATAGTGGATCGTGAAATTCCGCCGATGAGGCGGGTGGTACAGGAACGACATGATCCTGCCATCGTCGAGGACCCGATTATTCAACGGCGTGAAACGCACCATTTTCCGGATCGGATGCTCGATGCAGAATACACCGTTCCAATAAGGGAATGCCAGGCATCCCGTGAGGGTGAGCACGCACAGCGCGAAAAAAGATTGTTTCATCTGGATTTTATTGTTTCGATTACTTTTTTTTGTGATATAAGCACTGGGCAATCACAAAATAATGAGTGCGAGATTATGAGACAGCATCTATGGATGTGGGCGTTTGTCATCCCGTTCCGTCCGAACGGGACGGTCTTCGGACCCGAGGATGTCCGGCTATGTGGGAATTGTCAGCACGCGATCCTTTCCACCGTCCCGGCGACGTGCCGTCTGTTCGGTACCATCGAACCGGTCACGGGGGCCGTTCATCATCATGCGTGCGCCTCGGTGCGCGCGGACGAATCGTGCTGCGGCCGCGATGCCCGGTATTTTGTGCAGCAGATCCCATTCACATCGTCATCGGACTCAGATTCAGACTGATGGGAGTAGTATCGGGTGATCCTGGATGATATCGATCGTCACATGGATCGCGCACGAATGTTTCGGGGCAAACGTGAATTCGCGCAGATGAGGATTCTGGGAAATGTCGGCGATAATCTTATGCTGTAGGATCTGGATGATACCCGGCGGGCATGCCTCGGTCTGGCGCGTCACCCTGAACGATTCGATGTACGGGAGCACATCGCCCGTGCGCACCGTGTAGTGAATATCCATTTATTTCATAAATTATCGGTCTTAGATTATATTGTCGAGTGAATGGGCGGACAGCATGCGAAGCGTGCCCTTTGAGAAAATCAGATTGATGGCGTACATGTTGATAAACATGCTGACGGCGATGAACCCGATGACGACACTCCTGCACGACCGGCTCCTGGCGACGATATCGCCGTACCCTATGGTGGAGACGGTGGCTACGCTGAAATAACACATGCTGTTGATTAGATTTTTTCTGTGAATGACGCCCGAGAAATGCGCCTCATCGAGGATGTAGAGGATCGAGAACACGAACGTCCCGATCGCGATGAGGAACAGGTAGAGGATGATGATCAGGAGACCGTTGTAGATCCTGTCCCGCGCGATACGGTAGAGCACCGCCACAATACCCACAGCGGAGGAGACGATCCCCACAACACCGCACCCGATGAAGACGCGCACCCGATCCTCCCGGAGATTGGAGAGGATGCCGAATGTGAAAAAGGATATAAGAGCACACGCGAGGATCACATGCGGCAGATCGATTTTGTTGGTCATGGATGAATTTCTTTCTTATTTGTGAAAAAAATTATCATGCTACACGATCGAGCAAGTACCGTTTCAATGTTTCTAGGAATATCCGTTGGAAGAACAGATTGGGTAGGAGCGAATTCCCGATAGGCCGCCGCGATTTTATGGCGGTCAGCGGTTGTCTTTTCTGTCGACAGGTGCGGATCCATCCTTCCGCAAACGATCGTTCATACGTCTCCCCATCCTCCATGACCACGGGATCTAGGATGAACTCATCCCCGCTCTGATTCAAGAATGGATAAAGAGGATGATTTTCATCATGGGCAATATTATCCAATTCGTCATCTGGTATCCGTCCGACAAGATCTTCTACCGACGACGATTCACGGATACTCTTCCGTTGTTGTTGTAAGCGTGATTGTTGACGGACGCGGGCTTGGATTTGTTCTGTCGCGGGAGGTCGCCCCGTCAATGCCTGAAATCGTTCTCGTAAACGTGATTGTTGTTGTTGACGGATGCTGGCTTGGATTTGTTGATGTGACGCAGGAGGTCGCCCCGTCAATGTCTCAAATCGTTCTTGTATTGTTTTGGATGGAGGAATATCTCGGAGTCGTTCAAAACGAAATTGCAATTGTCTTACGGTATTTGACGCTTTTCTCCGCCATCGTCTTTTTGAAGCTGATGTGGGCGGATCGGCTTGTCCTCCTCCTACCATACTTTCTTTTTTTTGAATATGTTGTTCAATGTCTTTTTTCAAAAAATCAAATAATACAGAGGGTGAATATTTCCCTGAAACAAACATCTTTCTAAATTTTGTATTCAAAGATTTTTTTATGTCGGGATCGAAGGGTGTAGCATCCATGGGAATTAGTTTGGTCATGATATCGACGAGTTTGATGACATCATCGAACCCATATGTCTCTACTACATATTTTAGCAGATCAATCAGATGTCGTCTCGCTATCTGGATAAACTCAGCCTGTTTGCGCTGGTCGGGTAGTGAACGAATATTGTCCATGTACTGTTTGTATGCATTTACCGAAAATTTTCTGCATTGGGGTGTTGTAAAATTCTGGCATTGCAATCGAAGACCAGCAGGTACATTTTTGTACGGAAGCAGATGGTACACAAATTCGTAAAATTCTTTAATATTTTCCATCGATTGATTGCGTGATATTTTATTTTACCAGTACATTTTTATTTCGAGTCATCACAATAAATATGAGAGAGATTGTCCATCGGACTCGAGGGATCCATCATTTCACACCGGATCAGGTCCAATGGATTGTCGGGATGCTGAGTGATGCTTTCCGTACGGACGGTACGAAAATCATGGAACTGATGAGAACGACGACACAGTATTACATCACGAAACGGAAAAAAGTTGTGGCCATGCTCTCGTTCTCGCGGCGGAACAGGAACCGTGCCGGCGAGGAGTTCCCCAATATGATTTACAATGTGTGCACGCACCCGATGTACCGCGAGAGGGGCCTGATGAAACGCATCTTCCAACATCTTCAGAAGACCGTCCGCGGTCCCCTCCACCTCGAGGTCTCCCAGGACAATCTCCCCGCCATCGCCCTGTACCACGCCATGGGATTCCACATCCTGAAACCGATCCATCGGCACGACACGCCGCCGAGTTTCATGATGAACACTCAATAATTTTTTTTCCAATGATAAAAGATTTATGCTACAGCTAGGACAATGGATTGACCTTGTCAAACAACGCGATAATGTACAGAATCTTCGACGCCTCGATCCACAATTACAGTATGTTATCAATGATTGGGATGAGACCGGTAAGACGGCATTGATGGTCGCCGCCGGCATACGACATAATGGAGCCAATCTCCAATTTCTCATTGAACGAGGCGCCGACGTCAAATTGATATCGCGTGAAAAAAATATTCATGGTCTTCTTGATTCTGGATATACAGCATTAATGATCGCATCAAAGGTGCGTAATAACATACAGAATCTTGCGATCCTCATCGATCAAGGGAGGGCGGAGGTCGATCATAAAGATAGAAAAGGCAATACGGCACTCATGATTGCAGCCAGGATACAAAATAATGGAGTCAACCTGCAATACCTTCTCGATCGGGGCGCCAATGTCAATCGTGTGAATGGCAGTGGACTCACGGCCTTGATGTTTGCATCGATGATACCCCAAAACATAGAGAATCTCGCAATCCTCCTCCAACGAGGCGCCAATATCAGAGCCACCGCGTATTATTCCGAGTGCGGATATACGGCATTGGTGTTCGCCTCAAGGATACCCTATAATATAGAGAATATCGGATTTCTCCTCGATCAAGGCGCGGACATCCATCACGCAAACACAATCGGCAACACGGCGTTCACGACCGCCGCTATGATCCCTGGCAATGTAGAGAATCTAGGGTTTCTGCTCGATCGAGGCGCCAATATCGGACATGTGACGGCAAGATTCGGAAAAAATACGGCATTGACGAATGCGGCGCATGTGCCCAATAATGAGATGACTCTCGAATTCCTGCTCGATCGGGGCGCCAATATCAATCACGCGAATGCGGATGGGAACACGGCATTACTCCTTGCGGCCTACGTCCCTGATAATATAGCGTCGATCCGACTCTTGCTCGATCGGGGCGCCAATATCGAATCTGTCAATCGATATGGGTATACGGCATTCATTATTGCCAGTTGGATACCGAATAATATCGAGACGCTCCAACTTTTGATGGAACGAGGTGCCACGATCGATTCGAGGGCATTACAGAAAGCGTCTTCCCGACGAGCTAATCGAGCGAATGTCGAATGGCTCCTCCGACATCTCCCGGATCCTAAGCGCCAAGACATTTCTCAATCCACCTACCTCCCCTTATTTCAAGAACGCAGGGCCATGATACAGATCGGGACGGGGATGCGAAAAGGGTATCTCGATGCCACCTCCCTGCAAGAAAAACGACTTGTCGATCGCATCAATCAACTTCCTCAACAAGCTTACAGCACATTGAATGAATTGTTCCACCTCCCCCACCAGACGCCCAAACAGAAAAAAATCCGGGACTTTATGAGGACGCTGTATTCTTCCGGTCTGAACGAACAAAATCGCCGATGGATTCAGGCAGGATTGTTCCAGAATGACCGACGATACAACAAATACATGGACGGCATCAAGGAGGTTCTGCAAGACATCTCCACAACATTATTGACAAGAACCCTGACGGATCAATCACGAAAGAGACAGTTGAATCGTGAATTTTCCAGGTATATTTTGGGCGATGATACGACGGCATCATCTTTGAAAGAAACAAAATCATGAAACAATCAGATCCACCCGAGACCGCCGTAGACGTTTGCGGTATCGCAGTAGGCGCTCATCTGCATGTCGCACGATCCACAGAACTGCTGGCTCGCGCACCGACCGCACGTGGGCTGCGCGGGAGGACATCCATCCTTGCAGAAACACCGGTACCATGGCTGGTAATACCCGGGACCGAAGTAGGTGGAGAAATTCCCGTCCGGACTCACATAATAGCCCAGACCTTGACCGGTCTGCCCGAGCGTCTCGTACAGCGGCGTGCTCATTTTTTTATATCTCATTATAAAAAAAAGACATGCCAGTACAATCACCCCAAAATAAATTATACCAGGATGTCATAATTCCCAATAATACGATGATGATTGACTTTCATATACAACGAGGCGCCAATGTCAATCATGCGGATCGGCATGGAAAAACGGCATTGATACATGCTTCTAGGATCCCGAATAATCTCGAGAATGTGAGATTCCTGATCGATCGAGGCGCCCATGTCAATCATGCGGATAATTTTGAGTATACGGCATTAATGTATGCTACCGAAATCCCGAATAATCAAGCGACTGTGCGACTCTTGCTCGATCGAGGCGCCCATGTCGATCATGCGGATGAATTTGGACAGACGGCATTGATGTGTGCTACCGAAATCTCGAATAATCAAGCGACTATCCGACTCCTGATCGATCGAGGCGCCGATGTCAATCATGCGGATCTAATGGGAGACACCGCATTGGTACATGCTTCCGAAAGACCCGGTAATCAAGCGACTGTGCGACTCTTGCTACGTCGCGGCGCTCATGTCAATCATATGGATGAACGGGGATTGACGGCATTGATGCATGCTACCGGAATCCCGAATAATCAAGCGACTGTGCGACTCCTGCTCGATCAAGGCGCCCATGTCAATCATGCAAATATGTTTGGATCTACAGCATTGATGTATGCTTCCGAAAGACCCGGTAATCTCGCGATTGTGCGACTCTTGCTCGAACGAGGCGCCGATGTCAATCATGCGGATGAACGGGGATTGACGGCCTTGATGTATGTTTCCAGAAGACCCGGTAATCAAGCGATTGTCCGACTCCTTCTCGAACAAGGCGCTCATGTCAACCATGTGGATGGACAGGGATTGACGGCATTGATGCATGCTTCCGAAAGACCCGGTAATCAAACGATTGTCCGACTCTTGCTCGATCGAGGCGCTCATGTCAATCATGTGGATGAACAGAGATTGACGGCATTGATGCATGCTTCCGGAATCCCGAATAATGGAGCGACTGTACGATATCTCCTCTATCATTCGGCAAATCCTCGACCCGATCAGATCCGAAGAGAGGAATACCTCCCTTTATTTCGAGAATATGAAGCGGCGAAATACATAGGAACGGGATTATGGACGGGGACGATCGTGGCGCGACCATCACGAAAACGAAAACGACAACAACGACAATCGAGACAAGATATCATAAGGAGCATCCATCAACTCCGTCCCGATGTCTATCGAGAGTTATCTCGGATGTTTCCTGCCCATCAACGATACTCGCAACAGCAAATCGATATCTTTAATTTTATGAGGGATTTACGATTCGCAGGTGTGAACCAGACCAATCGGAGGTGGATCGTGCAACAGATACGACAATCCAATGCAAGAAGACCAAGAGAGCAAAGAACATTTATCCAGAGGATACGAGCGGTGTATCGAGACATCCTCGATCGGATACCATCCACCGCGCCGGATGAACAACGGGAGAAAATACTCAATGACCGTCTCGCCCAATGGAAAAAAACAAAGGACCAATATGCGACCATGCAAGGTGGGGCTGCATAAATTCATTCAAAGAATTTTTGATCAAAAATTGAAACACATACAGCGTCATATTACGAGTAAAATGACGCTTTTTCCATTGTACCGGAATGTTTTTTTCATGCTCAATGTCATGGTGCTCATCCACTATAAAATATTCGATTCTTATCTGCATATCAATTATTTTCTCATTGTGGATGTGATATTCAATATCATGAATCTTTGCATGGGATATCTGTTTCCTCGAGCGTCGGACAACTATATCTCCCTGCCGGAGATCGATCCAGAATCCAAATCCTGCGCGCGCCGGTTCTACGATGCGGTTGTCGATCCCGAGATTGATGAGAAGGTGTGGATCGTGTTCCTGATGATGATTGAAATCCTTCTCACTGGATTCCTATTGCTATGCGTGCCTTACGATCGATCCATGCTCACAATCTTTATCATTGCCGAGGTGCAGACGATTGCATACTCGATCTACATGGCATGGGTAAAACCTAAGATGGTTGCATTTGTCATCCTTTCCATCATCAATGGTTCGGTCGTCGTGATCGAATCACAACTATCTTTCCATGACTCGTTCTATTATTGTGTATTACCCTCTGTGTTCCTCGCTATACTGATGTATAGCATAGTATTGTTTATTTCAACAAGATCGATTCTCAGTAATTCATGTTGAAGGCCATGTACTGCGGGTGGCGTTTCCGGATCTTGATGATGGGATGCTGGCGGAGACCCACCTCGTTGAAGTCGCCGTAGAGCGTGTTCCAGACCGTCAGGCGTTTGTTGTTCTCGGTGGTCTCGACCTCGTCCTTGATGGCCGAGACGATGATGCCGATCGTCTGGTTGTTGATGTCCCTTAGGTCGTTCCTTGTCTGGATCGACGAGACAATGTACCGGCTGTGGATGTCCCCGACGTTCGGCCGCGTCCCATTCCGGTAGACGGAATTCAGGACGTTGCAGATCTTGTCGTGCGGGACGATGATGCGCCGATCCTGTGGATCGACGCCCGTCAGCGCGTCGCTGATGGTCTCGGAGAGGTAATCGAGATTCTTTTGCGAAAACAGGAATGCGATCTTCTCATTGCCCTCGCTCGTAATCTCCCATCCCACCTGCGGCTGCGTGTCGCATTCGTCGGCGCACACCACAGAAGGAGGATCCGGGATCTCCTTGTAGCTTTCCAGATCGCTATAGTTCATCATGGTTTTTTCTTCTCAGGAAAAGAAAGAAATTAAATGAATAAAAATCACGACGACGATTCGGCGCTCGAATCCTCGACGCGCCCCTCTTTTTCCTCTTTCTTGGCCTCTGCCAATTCCTTGAGTTCGTTCTCAATCTCTTGGTCGAGATTGACGGGCGGAGGAGAAGGCGATGATGCCTGAGGCGATGGCGGTGGCGGTGGTGGTGGTGTCTGTGTCGACTGGTGCGCAAAAATCACCGCGGGCGGTTGTGATGCCGCTGCCGATTGCAGGACATGCTGGATCTGGTTGTTCTTCTCAATCACTTTGCCGAGGATCTCTTCGAGTTTCGCGAACCGCGCGTTGATGGCCTTGATGTAGCGGTACGATAGAAAAATACCAATCACAAAACAGAGCGTCAGGACACCCACAATGATAATCGGCCATTTCAGAGGTAACAGGGGCGCACTATTTGTGGAACATGTACTCAATTCCATCGTCTTTTTTTTTTCAAGAACCGATCCTCTTAGATCGGTTTGATCCAATCATGATGGAATTCGTAGAGGAGACGGTAGAGGTGAGGGGGGAGGAGGAAGATGGCTTCTTCGAGGGTCGCCCATTTCGCGTGAAGGATCTCGTTCGAGACGGAAAAACAACGGATGGTGTTTTCGAATGTTTTGTACTGGATGGGGATCCGCATGGGACATTTCGCGGGGAAGAGCGTGACATGGACATTGATCTTGAACAATGTTTTTTCATTGATGTAGGTAATTGCTTTGTCAGGGACAATCTCAATCTGGTGCGGATCGATGCCGGTTTCTTCCCGGAGTTCGCGGAGCGCGCAGGTATGCTGATCCTCGTCCGGTTCGATCCGTCCCTTGGAGAATCCCCACTGGATCTCTGTTGTCGTGATGGTGTAGCACAACTTGATCCAGTCCTTGCGGCTGTGAAAATACCGGTAATTTGCCCTTGCCCTGTCGTACTGTTTCTGGTACGTCCCTTTCTTGTGGAGCACATAGAGATCCGTGTAGAGGATATCGAACGGATAATACAAGAGCCGATTCAGTTCATCCCGCGAAAACCCTCGCATGACCTTGAGCATGTAATGATCGTTCCATTTTTCCATATTCCACGCCAGGAAAAAATAGATGAACGATTCCGTATCCCGGTTCTGTATCAGCAGGTACCGTCGCTCCTCCTCGTCCTCTGTGTACAATAAAATCCCGTACGAATGCTTCTCCACTTTTTTCCGACAAGCCGACATGATTAAAAAAAACGATCCGTCTTTTTCTTTGACAATTTTATTTTTTAAATCGTTTTTTTTCAATAGACAGACGATATGATATAAGATTATACTCTTATGAAGAGAAGGGAATCATGAAATACGAGGTGGACAAGAAACGGGTGTTGGTCATGGACACGGATCTAGTGGATGTGGACGAGGAATCGTGGAAACGGGTCATGCGCCACGTGCTGGGACGGCATTATGACAACCTGAAAGATCGCGGTCCCGGATGGACATTCCCGAGCCATGCGCTGGAGATGTTCGAGACAATGATCCGTGCAATCTCATCACCATCACCATCGCCATCACCATCACCGTCATCACCATCACCATCACTGTCATCATCACCATCGCCATCGCCATCGCCATCGCCATCACCATCACCATCACCATCGCCATCGCCATCGCCATCATCCAAACGATTATCACAGCCGTCGCCATCCAAACCACAATCACAACCATCATCATTGAAATCCGTCTACAAACACGATATCGATCCGTCCTTGTATGTTTTACGCGATCGATGGAACAAGGACATCGATAGTCTGAAAATCCGAAAAAAATCAAACAATATCTGATGCGTCGAAATATTGCTGCTGATGCTGGAATTGTTGTGCATCATAATATTCCTGACGTAAATCTCTTTTTACCGATTGGCTCAGGTTTGTATACAATCTATGAGATTGTTCTTGTATCTCTTGCAGGGATCTTTGACCCGATCGTATGGGTCGTATGTTCAGAGAAGGTAATTCCGCAACCAATTTGCCAAGACGGATGATTTCGATAGATGGAAAACGTTCTACGATGGCATTCACAAGATTCTCAAATCCATAACCTTGTCGTGTACATAAGTCCATCCAAATATCGATAAATTTTGTATACCCGAGCAGGGTAGGTAAAGAGAGTCTCTGATGTTCCCCGAATAAATCATCGATGATGTCATCGAAACCGGCGTACCTGTCATTACCCTCGAGAATATTTTTATTCAGGAGTGTGATGATCATGGGATAAAATTGTATCCAATACATATGTTTTCCGAATGATTCGGAGCGTTGAAATGCCGGATCCCTGATGATCCGACAGAATGTCGGGAGCAAGCGTGCTAGACGTTGGTGATTGGGGATGCTCTTCCTTAATTTCATAATGTCATTGAACCATGGAGAAGATTGGAACTGGGATAAAAGTCTTGGAGCCGGAATGTCTTTCCTATAGTCGGCAGTGTACTGGTTACGCCGTCCTAGTGTGCGCATCTTTTCGATCAATGTGGTTGACTTGTAAAACGAATAATCTCCAAAATAAGAAATTAAAATTTCTTCCTCTGCTCGAATATCTTTCAATGAAACAAGAAAAGCAAACTGTTGGGTATGGAATACAAACGCATTCAACGACGTGCCTTCCCCATGATTACATAATTGTATGATGGGATACATTTCCCATCGATTATCCGGATTACTGAAAGCATGACTGATCATATGTTTGATATTGATTTTCACTTTATTTTTATAGGTCTGACGGTCGGCTGAAAATAAATCCGGTAGGGAGGCTGGTTCTTCTGCATCTGACCACGATTTGTATTTTATGATGATATTGAGATTCTCAATGTCTGGACCCAATTCATGAATTCTGTCCATGGCGATCAGACTCATGTTGGGGATGTTCCGTTTCGCAACGATGCCTTTTCCTTTCCCATCAATATCTTTGATTTTACACGAGGAAGATAATAAGGCATAATATGTTCCACTCATTTCTCATATAAAAGAAAAAAAAAAGAAAGAAAAGACTCATGGATCGGAAATACATGATGATCGATTCCACCTACCGGGATCGGTACCTCTATCCCAATCCGGCGGAATTCATCATTCCCATCAATGTTCCTATCGGGAATACCATCTTCACGTCCAGGAATCCGCTGCTGGACGGTTATCCCATCCACAATTCTTGTTTCTTGTCCTCGACCCCGTTTGTCGGGACGATCATCGGCGGGAATGCCAAGGCGATCCAGGTGGATGCTACCATCGACAATCTCACGGGACTGGACGATCCGTCCATCGGCACGACGCTGGACGAGGCCAACGACATGTTTTTGAATCTGACAGTCACAGTCGCAGGGGATACCAATACCTATCTTGTGATCGGGTACGACCCGGTCCGGCACATCCTGACGCTGGACACGCCGATCCTCAATTTTACCGTGGGGCTGGCGTACACGCTCTCCAATCCCAGCACGTCCTCGCTGATTGTGCTCCAGGGGTACCAGACCTCGTACCTCGGCGTGACGACCAACCAGGACGGCTATTTCATCTCGGTCAACAAGATTGTATACGTGTGGGATGTGACCCTGAACGAGGTGCGCTCCGGCACGCTCCAGGAACAGTCCATCCAGCTCGATGAGCCTTTTTCGGGCGCATGGGATGTCAGCGACCAATATACGTTCTCGATCGCGACGCCCGCGATCGATCGGGGTGTGTTCGAGCCCGTGTTTCTCAGGAATGGGCTATGGCAGTTCGAACTGAGTTCCCCCGGCGTCGGGTATACGAATCAGATGGAGGTCCAGATCGTGAAACGCGTCGAGACGCGCCCGGACATGTGTCTGGCGGTCGCCCGGGTCATCCACACGACGACGACGAACGGCGGGATCGCGCGGATGGAATTGTTGTACTGCGGCGACCAGTATATCACTCACGGCGAGTACTACATCCTGCCGATCGGAGAATCGTACCGCGACGATCTGGGCCGTGCGGTCGTGACGGCCACGGCCATCGGTTACGAGATTCATTCGCAGGTCGGCATGATCTCCCCTGTCGGCAACTATTTCATGCCGCTCCTTTTCACCCCCCAGTTCCGTCTCGATCCATCGGATCCTACGCGCCTCCAGTTATCGCCCAACAATTCTCTGCCGTTCATCCCGAACCGCATCATGAAGAACATGACGGCCATCGATGGCAACACGCTGAACGGCGTCACACCGATTGTCGACATGTTTTGCTACGGCGAACGCCGGATCATCCTGACGCAGGCCTTCAATCAGGACATCTACCAGCGACTCCAGTGCACGAACCTGGACGATTTCCCCGAGGCGTTCTTCTACCAGATCCTCCCTTTCCAGCGCGACGGGACGGTCAGCATGGACTACCGCGGGTCCACCGTCTCCTCCAACCAGATGGTCTGCTACGCGCTCACCGTCAACACGCTCATCCTGCCCAATCAGATCCTCAACCTCCCGTTCGGCGCGCTCACGAGTTCGTACCCGTACGTCCTCCTGGAAATCACCAACGAGACGGCGTCCTCCGGTCACAACAAGTCCGTCATCTACTCGAACAATCCCAACACCATCACGGCGACGTTCGTCTGCAGCATCTCCGATGTCAACAGCCCCGTCATTACCAAATTCATCAACATCAATTCGGACCGGTCCAGCCAGATTATCAAATTCAAACCCAATGATAACCTCAAATTCCGGATCAGCATGCCCGACGGGCGGACATTCGAGACGGAGATCAAGGATTACATCCCGCCCCTGTCGCCCAATCCTCTCCTCCAGATCAATTGTCTGATTGAGACGATCCGGCTCTGAATATTGTTCGAAGTAAAAAATAATGGATATTATCGCATGAGATAATTTTCTGACAATGCGTACCGTCATCATAACTATTACGATATAATGATGATGTATCGAGGAAAAAGATAATGCGTGCCAATATCTTGAGTGATCCCGTGCGAGGCGAACATGTGCGTCTTCCTGGAACGATTCAAAAAATCATTACGGATGCTACAACTCCTCCTCACCAGAAAATAAAAATTATTTTTGAAAAGAAATTAACACGACTCATGGCATCCCGAGTCCAGATCAGACGACAGAACGGTCAGTATATAAAGACATTCAACGACCCAACACAGAGAAAGCGAGTCTTTCAAAAATTATCCCCAATCCTCAAAATATTACGACAGATCGATCCTACACATCAGCGGTACATCTATCCCGATACCATTGCCTCATCGCTCCAACAATTTAAAGGATACAAGACCAAGTCATTCCCGGGCAGACCCATCACATACTTGTCTGAATCGAAGCCATTGATCCCACAAGATTTTGCATTCTTTGACGCGATGATGCAACGACTCCCCGAACTCTTTGCCATGATCCGTGCATTGCGCAAAAACAAGATTCACCATGGAGATCTCGTGGCGAACGTCCTGTTCGATCCTCGACACGGATTCCGGATCATCGATTTTGATCATGCGACAGCATCATCACAACAATCCGTCGCCGACATACAGCAGATCTATGATATCCTGGGAGGGATCATTCATGCATTACGAGAATCCGAATATAGATGTAAGAACTATCTGAATACTCTGAGTGAGATGATGACAACATTAAAAAACTCACCTAATGATGAAAAGACGATCCAACGATTTTTCGAGTATATACAAAAACACTATAAAAAGTTTTCTGCCGAGAATGACAAGTCCGCATGGTCTGTCGCCGAAACGTCGATCGTGGCCATTTTGTTTTCGGGGATTGTGACTTGCCTGACGTACGGTACCCTCTCCCTGGCGCTATCGTAAAACAGCATTTTTTGTTTTTCATGTTGTTGATCATCATGAAAAAAAACATTATGATTGGAAGGCGGTGTCGTACGAAAGGACGGGTTTTTCGGGCGTCTTTTTCCCTAGATCCTTGTACCACCGTTTCCGGATCTCCTGGTAGCCGAACCCGGTCGGTCGGTACAGGAGTTCGGGCGATTGCAGCCATTGGATCCGATCCCACAGGTCCTCCGCGCTAATGTTCCACAGCAGGAACGATTCGTACTTGTTGGTTGTGTGAGCCGGCGCGATCTTGAAAAAACGGAGGTATTTCCGTTCGATCGGGGTCAGCGCGTACTTGTGCACCAAAAAATCGACCACCATGGCGGGGGTGATGACCGGAGGTCGTGCGAGATAATAATAGATGAGATGACCCGTTTTGCCCTCGTAATTCACGATTGTCTTTCCCACCGCCTTCGTAGCCTCTTTCCGCAATCTTGTCAGGGTATCTGCACCCGGATCGTTGAACGTCTTCTTGTACTGGGACATGACCGGTGTGTTCAGGACAATCTCGTACTCCCGGGGTTGAGCATTGTACCGCCACCGCAGACGCGATAGTTTTCTGTCCCACAGATCGATCGGCACGATGGATGGGGGCTTGTACCCGCTGTGCGCGAGGATGTCGGCCGGGGAGAAATGCTCGTTTGCGCCCTTTACGATTAATTCCAAGACAAGATCCGTATCGATCACACGAGCGGGAGATCCTCCGATCAACGCGGACGGCACCTGTATTGTCGGCATGGGCGCTGATTTGTACGGCACAAAAGTATTTTTCACGACAATCGTCTGTTCGGATATCATTTGTTTATTTATTTATTTATTTTGAGCGTCTTTTTTGTTCGATAAAAATAAGATTATTGTAAAATGGATTGTGCCATCTGTCTCGAGGCGATCGAGGACGAGGACGAGTACGAGATCCTCCCCTGCAAGCATTCATTCCACATCCTCTGCTACGAAAGGCTGCTCCATCATGGGTACGAGGAATGCCCTCTATGTCGGACCAGGATCGATCTTCCCATCATGTTCAGGATACAGATCGCGCACGAATCGATGGGCTATCTCCTGATGATCCTGACGATCCGATTGACATTCATCCTCGTCACCATGATGATCATGATGCTCTATTGCCCGCTCTTATTGCTCCGATTCTTTTTCTTGTCCTACCCGACCGTGCGATTACTTCAGGTGTTTTTTGGATAAGTAACGGTACTGGTGGAATTGGAGGACATTGGCCGTCAGCACCAACATTGTCTGCAGAATATGGTTGTTGAGCCACAGGTACGTTGTCTGCCACGATTCCGGCGGGCACGAGGACGGTCCGATGAGGTTCACGGTGCGCTGCCAGATCGGGATGTATCGGGTGCACATCTCGATCCCCAGGACATGATTGTACCACAGCGTCAGGACGCACCGTTTATAGTAGCAGAACAGGCCGACGATGATGGTGTGCATGATGTTCAGCCGGCATAGGTCTATGGGAAGGCGGGTGTACGCGCACCGGAGGAAGAGCGCGAACAGATAGACGCAGACGGCATCGTGGAGAACCTGGATGAGGTACGCAAGGACGATGGTGCCGACGGCGTGATGACTGTACTGAAAAATCTCGGGCACAAAATACAGGGCCGTGACGGTTCCGAGAAGGAGGGATGGACGGATCATGATCGATTATCCCCATCCTCTGGAAATAGTGAATCATTTTTATACAAGCACCGTTCAAGATTCAACATAGAAATGATCGAATCGGATAGCCTCTTTCTCGATGGTGCCGGAGAATCTCTGTAGAATGTAGGAAAAAAAATGCCTCTTCTTGAAACACGAGGAGAATGCAGACGATAGGGCGCGCACCGATGAATATCCGGGATTGGTGGCTGTCGTGTCGTTCACCGCTTTTAAGAATTGAGGGGCATTGATATTTTTTTTGGGGTTCAGCACATACATGCGAAATTTTCCGTTTGTACGGAAAATATAATTCGATCGTTGGGGTGACGACAATGTTGTGAGTACGAATTCATTGCCTCGATTCTTCTCTATCGTATATGCCGCTGATGGCGATGACCGTGTATCGACATGTTTTACAGGGAATAGCATATAGAATTCCGTATACCTATTTCCCCCAAAATTACCTATTTTCACCCTCGCATAAGAGATATCATCGATTCGAATCGAACTCGCATTCTCCATAGCGAGCATGTATGGCCGTACCTTGGCGCGCCAAAGAAATTGCATTTGAGAATGGCGCCGGTCTTTATCTGCGTCATGTCGCCCGCGAACGCAAACAATTCCGGAAAATAATTGACAAAATATTTCAGGTCCATCGGCGTGCAGTTCATGGGATCGATATTGGTGATAAACTGTTGTATGTTGTTAGCCTGCGATGTTGTCATCTTCTGTTTCTGTTGGTAGCGTTGTTGCAGGTATTTCATCCATACCGCCACTGTGAAGCTGCTGCAAAACATAGCATCCTCCATTTTTTATTTATATTTTCTTTTTAGCATTGCATTACAAATCGGATTAATCCGAGATCGAACCATCGTCTCATCCAGAAGAAAAATACATCTGCTAGCGATCCATCCACTCAGGCGTTCTCGTAGTGGAGGAGGGCCTGGCGCAGGTACAGGTCGAAGTCGGTGTCGGCGACGGCGCCCCGGAATTCGTCGTAGAGTTCCTCTTTGAGGCGGGGCACCTGCCGTCGGAACAGGTCCAGGAAATTCTTGCGGCCGGTGTAGCACGGGTTTGTCATCTCCTCGAGGAGGATGTCCCGGACCGCCTCGTCCTCCATGGTCTGGATGATGGTGTTGAGGCGGTGGACGACCCGGGTCAGGATGGCCTCGCGGTAGCTGATTTTCAGCATAAAATCATCAAAGCCCGAGAGCGTGTTCAGGAGGCGGACCGCGAATCCGGTCGAGCACTGCCCGGACGCCTCCAGCAGCTCTTCCATGAGCCGTTTCTGGAGTTCTTCCCGGTGGTCGGACTGGTGGATGTGCTTCCAGACGAGCGCCAGGATCCCGGCGAGCGTGTCGCCCGTCCTCCCGTAGATCCGTTTGTCGAATCCGATCCGGTGGATCGCCGTCAAGATCTTGTCCTGCTCGGTCTTGTCCAGGTCCTTGAACACCGACCACCGTTCGATCGCCAGCCGCCATTCCTGGACCTTCTGGTAGTCGTGGACGACATGGCCGTAGCGCCCATGGAGTTGTTCCAGGACTTCCTCGGAGCTCTTCTCGATGGACTCGGAATGGACATTCTGGCGGTTCGACGTGATGGAGAGCGAACTCGTCAGGTCCTCCTGGAAGAGCCGGTTCATCCGGCGCTGCGCCTCCTCGCGGTACGCGGGCAGGATGCGCGGGAATTCGGTATTGAGGAAGAAATCGCAGACGTCCGCCTGCGCCTCGAAGGGCTGGTGGTCGTCCCGCAGGCATCCGAGCAGTTCCTCCAGGCAGTCCGACAGCACCGCGTCGTCCTCGAACGGCCGTCGCAGGTCCCGTTTCAGGAGGTGGTGCGCCAGCATGATCTTGTACATGATGGCGTCCTGGAAATCTCGTCGGTAGCATAACACAATCTCCAGGAAGATCGAATCTTTCTCCTCGTACGCGTGCCCGGCGTCCATCAGGACGCGGTAGCGGTACTCGTTGTCTGTCTCCAGCGACGGATGATGGAAGATGTGGCGCATCCAATCGGCCAACTGCTGCGCCGCGGGGTAGGTCGGGTACTCGCTGATCTTGTAGATCCACTCGAGACGGCAGGCGATCTCCATCGCGGGCAGCCATCCCCGGATCTTTTCGATGTACAACGGATCGTCCGCCTCGTACACCTGCTCCGCCATGCGACACCGGATCACCGGCGAGATCCCGTCCCCGTTCTCCAGCAACAGTTTGACGAACCGTTTCATGCTGTTGGACGGCCCGAACCACAGCATCTTCTCCAGGACCACGATAAACTCTAACCGATCGTCCTCGCTCATCTCCCCATGGAACCGTCTCAGGACGGCTCCCATGTCCTCCTCCTCCATGTACTCCTGCAACAACTCCATGCTCATTTGATGATGGAGATCATGATGATCTTAAATATGTTTACCTATTTTTCACCATATTTCGTTAGATGGATGCATTGTGCATACAACGGCAGACAATCGTCCATCGATCAATCGCACCCCGATAAAGATGTGGGAGAATCGTTTGTACTGTGGCATCTCTCTGAATCGTTGCAGATATTCACGGTAGGTCTGATGGAATTCTCGCTTGGAGGTCTTATCGTACGTGATTGTCCTCATGCGGGATACAACGGCCGAAAAATTGTTCAAAGTTGAAAACACCTTGATTGAGAATATCCCACAGCGACGACTTTTACGAGGACAATCGCATTGGCAGCAAAGAGGGACACAATGCTATGGAGTCATTCATGGATGTACCATCCATCCGAAAAGTGAAAATGGATATTGTCTTGTACTCATCAGACATCAACTTGTTCTGACTGTTTCTGTATTGTGTGCTGTGACAGTTGTCTCTCCATGACCGACGCGACCGCGCTCCTCGAGGATGGTGTGGTGGTCCTTCCGTTGCTGGGACAGGCGGAGGTGGATCTGTTCCGGCGCGCCCTCCAAGAATGCCAGCAACAATTCCCCGAGTTTGAAACACCGGCGGAGATGCCGCTGGTGATGGGCGCGTTCGGCGCGTACGCGAATCCCTCTTCGTTCCATAACCCGTTCATCCGGACGCTGCGGATGCGGACGGCCGCGCCGATGATCCGGTTCTTCGCCGAGGTCTGCTCGCAGCGCCGCGATCCGACCGGCTGGCGCCTGGAGATGCTGTTCGACAGGACGTGCGTCCGACGGCGCGGAACGGTCATCGCCGGCGAGACGTGGCACCGCGATCTGAATCCCGCCATCATGGTGCCCGATGCGGACGATCCGGAGATTTTCCGACCGCGATCCGACGACGAGGTGTATGGGGGATTTCTGAACCTGGACGAGGCCGGCCGATCGCAGTTGTTTGAATGCATCCCCGGATCTCATTTGGACGAGATCACGGCGAGGCGTGCGAACGGGACGGAGAGCGGTTTTCATGCGGAGGTGCTCCCCCGCGATCGGACCTCTCGCGTCTACGAGATCCCTCCCGGCCATCTGATCATCTTCCGCCAATGCATCCTCCACAACGTCATGCCCCGACGACTCTCCGCCGATTCCTACCGGCAATTCCGGTGCTGGCGGCTCGTCCGCCACGAACAGCGCCCGCTCCAGGACATGCTCCCCGGTATCCACAAGACCCTCGAAGAGACCATCCGGGAGCAGGGCGTGCCCCGTCTGCCCAGCGGCCAGATCCCGCCCCTCTACTCCGCGAACCATGGGAGTCTTTTCCTGTGGCGGGAGGACGAACGCAGTCCGCGCCGATTCGCCGCGAAAGTCGTGCCGGTCTGTCGCAAGACGAAACGCGCCGGACGCACCTCCAAATATCCCGGCGCCTCCTACACGGTGCCCCACCGGTTCATGCGGTCTCTCCAGGAGTACGGCCTGCCGATGTATCCTCCCTACACCGCCGCGGAACAATCGCTGATGAGACCCAATCACCAATGGCAACTCCCGATTTTTCCCGTTTTTTCTTCTGTCGACGACATTTTGAATATGTCGGGCATCCTCGATGTGCCCGAGACCGAGATGTATGCTCTATGAATGGGTAATTGTTTGTGATTCGAATTCAAATCAGTTGATGACTGAAAAACTGATTTGTTGGACTTTGTATGACAAATAAAAAATAATAATGATGACAGAATCAGAATTCTTACAGACCCTCCGCGACCGGCTCTTCCCGGAACTCCTCTCCTACATTGGACATTTCCTGCCGGTCTGGGTGACCTACAAATGGGAAGATCCAACGTACCGAAAAATCTACACACTGAAAAAACAACTCGCCCGACTCCGACAGGAGGATGCCGACCTCCGGCAACAACGGCACGATACCCTGGAACACTGTTTCGATCCGGGCGTGCTCCGAGAGATGCTCGCGACAAAAGACGATGAGGATGAACGAGAAAGGATCATCCGACGATTGCGCGCCGAGATTGTACGACTGAACCGATCGTTTATGAAATCACCCCTTTGTAGAAAAATCTATAAAATATTCTAACTGCACTCATAAAACAAATGACATCCATTTATGGAATCAGACTCTTATCTATAAAAAAATGGATGAGTACCTGTTGGCCTACATCTCATTGTTCTTTCTCTTTGTCCTCGAGGAACCATCCCTGTTTCTGTCAAGCATCTTTATCATCGCGCCGATGTTGGACATGATGTTCTACTACCATCCGAACCGGACAGCGCCAGGAAGTGTGCTGTTGTACGGATGGATCCCCTGCATGATCTACGCCCTGCGGTACCATACATCGGATCCTCTGTCGCTGGTGTCGACGGGCATCGTCTTTGGCCAGGGATTGAACCTTGCCCGTTCCGTGCACGACCAATCCCCCTGGCTCGCCCGATCCGTCTTTTATGCGCTCGGGTACGAATTGTGTCATGAGGAGGAGATCTGTCACCGGTATACGTCCATCTACACGTTCCTCCTGCGATCGATTCCCGGCAATATTTCGCTGGGGTGTGTCTTGCTCTCGTGGTGGTCCGAGTATTGGAAACAATACCTAATGTGCACTCTGACGGGCATTGTATTCTATGAGATGACCCGTTATGTCGAGTATTATAGCAACAAGACATGGGAGTACGACGGGGGTCTCGGGAACATTGTGCTGTTCCGATCGAGTGTGCGCGGGGAGGCGGTGGATCCGCTCCCTCTCAGCTACCCGTGGATGATGATCCTATCGCTATTCCCGGGAGGGTACGATCTGATAGTATATGAAAATCGCATAGAAGAGGATGATGAATTCCAAGATGCCGATCCAGGCCCTATCCTTGGAAATATTCAAGATCAACAGTGTGGCGATGATGATCATGATGGCGACAATCGTGTTCGGGACGCGTTGTTTCCGGTACAACCAGAAATAGATAGATAGAAATACTAGGATGGCGAATTCATTATGCTACCGATTCTTCATCTGAATACGGACGTCCTGTTCACATTCTGGGGAGTATCCGAATATGATATCGTAAAAAAGACACACGAGGAGGATCCACACGATGATATCTTCGACCGTATGGTGATGACAATAAAGAGCCAATCCCAGAAAGAGCATCAACAGACAGTTTATGAAAAGACCGTAGCACCGCAGAGGAAGATTGTTCTGTGTGAAACGATACTGATGCAGAATGATGTGCCGGCTCATGGTATGGATCGAGTGTGGATGTCGTTTGTAGTACGCCATCATGGCCAGCAAAAAAGAATTGCGTCATAAAAATGATTTATGATGGAAAGAGATTTGAAAAAAAAATAAAAATGAGCAATTTCGAAAAAGTCAAGGAATTCAACCGCGCGTTTGGACTGGACGTCCCGGCGAACGTCCAAAAACATCTATTCATCCAGGATCCCAAGCAGGTGAAATTGAAACTGGATCTCATCCTCGAAGAGGTGGAGGAACTGAAAGAGGCGCTGTTGAAACAGGATCTTGTGGAGACCGTGGACGCGCTGGCCGACATCCTGTACGTGGTGTACGGGGCGGGGATCTCGTTCGGCGTGGACATGGACGAGGCGTTCTCGATCGTCCACCTGTCCAACATGTCGAAACTGTGCAAGACCGTCGCCGAGGCGGAGGAGACGGTCCGTTGGTACAGGGACGAGTACGACAAGGGCAACACGGCGTATGATTCGCCCATCTACCGCCACGATCCGGCGACCGGGTACTACATTGTGCTGAACGAATCGACGGGCAAGATCCTAAAGAACATCCACTACCGGCCGGTGGATCTGTACCCGCTATTGAATGAACAGCGATGAGGGTCGATGAATGATGAGTATTTTTTTTTCTTCATGAAAAAAAATAACGACAAAGAAACAAACATCCTCATGCAGCGCATCTATGGAAAAACAAATATGAAGGAAAAAGAATTGTACGAACTGCGCGATCCACAACCTCTCAACACGGAACGACATCCGGACGCCTACAAGATTGCACAACGATCCGTGACACAATCTTCACAATCTCCAGCACAATCACAACCGCAAGCACAGCAACGTCCGTTCACCATCCCGTCCTCATCCCACCTCATCGAGCCCGAACCGTCGGCGCCCATCCGATCCTATGTGCCGAGTCGTCCCGTGTACTTCCATGAATCGCCGTCCTCGCCACCGCACGAGGTCTACACCTCGCCCAGGAACCTTCACTGCGTCGTGATTGCGGATCACATCGTCGATTGCCCGATCTGCAGCCGGTTCTACAGGAATTACAGTCCCTTGTACAATGGCATCATCATCGTCCTCGTCATCATCCTCGTAGTGATCCTTTTCAAGAACCGATCCCCCGTCGCCACCGCGATCATGACGGCGACCCCGCAGCAGGCCACGGCGACGCTCGCCAACACGTTCCGATCGGCCGGATGATTCTCATTCGCGGACAAGACAGAATGGCCGGAGCGTCTCGCTCGAGATGCGCGCGTGGATCTCGATCCGATCCTTATCCAGGATGATGGCGCGGACGTGGATGCCGTGTTTCTTGATCTTTTCGATATAAGAAATGTGCCGCGCGTACTTACGGATGTTGAACCAATCGACAGGACGGATCTCCACCTGGAATTCAAACAGATCGTTGTGGTACGCATCATTGTCCCACTCCCAATCGTAGGATCGCATCGACACACGGCTCCCGATCTCGCGGTTGGTCATGACAATCCTGGACGGTTCCACGATGAATTGCAGGTTCTGTTTCGATTGTATCACCCATTTTCCCGTGAACAAAAACGAATGGACCATCCCTAGCATCGGCAGCACCCAGAACAAACGCATATCCTTTTATCATTTTATCATAAAATGTTAAGATGATTTTAATTTTTGTTGTTGGGAAGTCGGTTTCGTGAGCATACTCTCAATCATCATCTTGAGACCGATGACGAGGACGAATTTGGCAAAAAGAAGGACAAACTCGCTGCCATAGAGGTACGATGAGTTTGTACTGGGGGTGGCGGGATCGATCGGGGGTGTCTCCGTATCCAGTCGATTCTTGATGACATAGAGGATGGGCGCGGCGAAAATCAATCCAAAGACAATGAGTTCGAACTGCCAGAGGAAGATGACGTACCCGGTGTTCCATTCATCCCATCGAGGCACTTTGGAGAACAGACTGGATCGGATGCAGTTCCAATTCCTCATGAATTCCATCAGATTCCATTTCTGGGTACAGAGAAAAAAGATGCAGTACAGCGGTGTCAGGGCGATGAGGAAGACTAGGGACAGGACAGAGATGACGAGAGATGAGACGATCGAGATGAGGTACCCGATCGATTTCTGGATGATTTCGTAGCCGAACGGTTTGGGGTAGTAGTGCTCCTTGAACGATTTGAATACCCCGGGAGAATTAAAGACGAAATACGCGGTAATCACATAGATGAACAGGATCATCCAGACGGACGCGATTTCAAACAACAAATGCCTGGATTTCTGGCCGTCGCAGTACTCCCGACTGAGCGTGCATTCGGGCTCGGGATATTTCTCGCTGTAAATCACCGTGTTCAATCCGCCAATCTCGAGCAGGACCGACAACAGACCGGCGCCGATGCCGACCATCATGGCGAGAGGGAGTGAGGAAAACAATAATGATGATAACGTAGTTGTCCTGTTACTATTCATATAACGCCAGATACTGATTCCCAATATAATGATAATGGTGTCTATCCCCCATGCAAGACTCTCGTAGACGACGAGTTTGGTGTGCTCTTTCAAAAAGGTCAGATAATGGCGCGCGACCGCCAATAAGAGGGTTGCGCACAAGAAAAAGGCCGCCTCCCAGATCCACAGATTTTCGGTCGTGAGTTGGTAATTCTGCGGGTCGATAAACGGCGCCATCAATGTATACATGAGAGAGTTTTTATCGAGCAATGATGTTGAACACGGCGACGTCTGTAGTATTTTTACTCGTTGTGTTGGTGCTAATGGTGTTTGTTGTTTTTTTTGTGCTGGTGGTTGTGGTGGTGCTGGTGCTAGTGCTGTTTTTGCTGGTGGTTGTGGTGATGCTGGTGCTTGTGGTGGTGCTTGTGGTGGTGGTTTTGCTAATGCTTGTGCTGATTTTGCTTGTGCTTGTGCTGGTCTTACATTAATTACTGTGCTCATTTCTTTTTCTCTCAAAAAAAAAAATATTTCATCCAATATTTATAATGGCTCTTGGAAAATTTTGTTATCCTATTTCTTTTTGAAAATTACTGGTTTAACATTTTATCACGACATTGCGCTGACCCGAGGGAAGCACTGTGAGTTGGACAGTGCCCTGACGTCCGAGGAACACGCCCGAGGTCGACACAATATTGGATGCTAATTCTGTGCCGAGCGGGTAGATATTGCTCGGAATGGTATTTTCATAGAATCCATTCCAAGAGATTGTGCCCTGGCCGATGATGTTGTAGGTGGAGTAATTGGTGATATCATACAGATTGTCTCCAACTTGTTGCAGAATATCGGTAGTGATCTTGTACCCGATCAGCGCATTCGTCACAGTATCATACAGAGGGGCTTTCACGTAAGAGAGCGATGTGTACGTTCCAGGAGCGGAACTGATCACCTGGGTGACGGACGAAAACTCGGGGTCGTTGACATTGAAATAAAAGGACAATACATAAGGCGACTTGGGGCAGATCACATTAGGATTGGACAGGACCACGGGCCATATGCGGAATGCAGACATCTCTATAATTAAAAAAATATAATAATTAATTTTTGATTCATTGCTGTGGAATAAACAGACATGACGGGTGCGGAACAAAAACCCTCTTCACGGCCAGCAAAACGATCCAAATCACCGCAGCACCACACCAAACTCGGACAGAGCACGTACGGGACGGTGTTTGCGATGGATGCCGGTCGCAAGGCGAAAAAAATCTTCAAACCGACCATGACCGACTCGACGAAACAATTGCGACAGCGGCAGACAAAACTCGGCGAGATCGATCCGCAGCGTTCATTCCTGGGAGCACGCATCCTGGAGTACCAGACGACTCAGGACGATCAACAACGCCCCCCCAAATCCATCATCATGGTGAACCAGGGGCGTACATTGAAACAATCCGATGTCACGGCGAGCAACTGGATCGCCATGGCGAGACGATTCCAATCCCTGATCCAGGGGATCTGTACAATGTCGGACAGAGGGTACATGCACGGGGATATCAAGACGGACAACATTGTCATCCATCCAGAGACGGGCGTGATGAAATTCATCGATTATGATTTTTTCACCAACGATCCGGACGATCTATATATCTATCAGTACTATTTCGCCTGGCCCCCGGAACTCATGCTCGATAAGCACAAACGACTGATCAAATTGCCCGCACCCTTCAAAATTATTTTACAACATCTCGATCCACCCCGATTATCCTTGTTGCAGTCCATGATGGCCGGGAAGACCACGGTGACGAACAATCGTTTGTTGATTCGTTTGTACGAAAAATTAAAAACGTCGGATGATAGGACAAACATTTCTTGTGATCATTTTTGTGGTCTTCTCGGCATGGGTGCGAGAGAATGTCGTGTCTACGAGGAGATGCTTAATGGACGTCTTCTCGAACGACCCCCGGCTCATCCGTGGCTGAGACGATTCGATGAGTACATGAGAGACCGTCGCCGCCCCACGGACGCGACGCCGCCGGACGCGGATCGACCATGGTTCCATGACATCCGCAAGGTCGACATCTATTCGCTCGGAATCGTCGCGATGGAATTGTTCGGGCGCACCCCGCTCCGGATCGTCATCGAGAAGATGATCGAGCCGGATCCCGCGAAACGGATCCTGCCGAGGGATGCATTGGCCGAGTGGCAGCGCATCCTCGGACAATCCCAGTCCAAGAAGATCAGAACCTCTGAAACGCGATAAATGATATCGCGAAAACCTATCCATATATTTTTTTTCAAATCATAAAACATCATGTCCGCAGGAGGCGGACAAGCACAGAGACCGTCCGGAATACCCGGTAGTCATTCGGATCAACAAGATGCGCGATTGCTCCAACAGATTGCGCGCCGTCGTTCTCGACGCGAACAACAGCGCGTCGAACGTCTCCCGTTCGGTATCACGATCCGTGCCTATGTGCCCACATATTACCTTCATGTTCCACAACAAAATATGAGGTCACAATCAATCAGTAATCTTTTTCGGTCGGGTGGTGGTCAGTATGAATCTCGATTGTACCTCAAAAAATACGGTCAGGGCTATCTGATACCTGAATTCCGCATATTCAGTACAGTTGAACAACCCTCACGCACCATTGTCAATTTGTCAGCTCTCGGCCGTTACGAGGCACGCCAGCGCGGATATGGTTTCCCAAGCCCAACTCGTCAGAATTCACTCATGATCACAAACAGGACGCAATTTATCCCTTTGAGAAATCGACGGCAACAGACTCAAAATCGAGCCGGATTATCGAGGGAAGAACAGCAATTTTATGAATTCTTGGAACGGGATGTGTTCCGGTTCCTGCCTCCACGACAGACCGTGCATGCTCGTGTGCTCCACATCCGCATGGGATTTCCGTGTGTGACGGAAGGTAACACGCCTACTACTCGAGGTATCACACCGAATGATATGGTCATTCTCAATCGTAATTATTCGACACAACCAATATTCACCTCGTGCATGACGGCGCTGATCGATGTGGAGGTTCGTTTTGAGACATTCCCTCAATTGCTCCAGTTCATCTACGATACTCATCTGTACTATTTCTCGTTTGAGGATCAGAACGATTACGAACCGCGCATCCGCATCACCCAATTCCGTCGGAATAATGCCGGTCAGGCCGAGGGTGAGGTCGTTCTCTGGGACGATTCTTATTTTTCATTCGATGTCCTTCCGCTGATCCAATCACGGATCATCACATGATCACCTAAGATGTTGACGATGGATGGGATAAAAAACATGTCGTTCTGTCATGACGACAAGCATCTCCAGGTCGTGGCGCACCTGTACCGCGGCGAGATGAATCGGATGACCATCTACCGGCAGCGACTCGACATGATCTCCACCTGGTCCATGACGTTGCTGGCCACACTCAGCGTCACCTACATCAATACCGGACTCCCGTTCCGGATGATTTTGTTGTTTATTGTGCCCATTCTTTTCTTCTCGTGCATGGAGGCGCGCCGTTACCGGTACTACTGCATCTCTCGACATCGGATCCGGTTATTGGAAAAAGGATTTTATCTGGGGGATATCCTGGAGACCGCGCCCGATCAGCTCGTCGTGGCCGAGACGCGCCGGCAATTGATGGATTCTCTCCGCGAGCCCGCGCATGTCATTTCATTCGTTCGCGCGTGGTCCATCCGGTTCTACCGGAACTACCTGTGGTTCTCCTATTTTATCGGCATCTCGCTCTGGTACAGTCTCCACCCCCTGTACATCCGGCTGCTGTACACGGGATGCCTGTTCCTTATCCACGGGATCATCGGGTACCATCAGGATTCGGAGATTGACATCTGAAATTAAAATGTTGCCGAGGTCATGAGCGATCATCATGCACGCCTTATGATCGGCAGAGAGAGGGAATCCGCATCCAATCCATTTCTCCTAACGACATCAAAAGATACCTGTGTACTGCCACGAGGTGTGTCAATTCGTTGCGGCAGATACGCCAGACGCTTTCCGAGTACGAAAGCAGTCTGCAAAATATAACCATCCTACCGTTTACAGGTTGATGAGGAGGATGAGGATGATGAATAGCAGGATGAGGATGGCGATGCCCAGTCCGACAAATACCCATCCATCCCTCGAGAGCGATTTCGAGGAGGGCGAGGAGGACGGTGTTGCCGCGCGGTAGGCAAACACGATGCTGTTCAGACGAGGGATGTGGCTCTTGCAGATGCTGGGGAAAAGCAGGATGTAGACGGTCTGTGTAGTGGGATAGACGATCGGGCGGTTCAGATTCAGGTGGACCTGCGTGTTCCATTCCGAACCGTTGTTGGGGGTGTACGGGTAGGTCCGGTCGAAATAGACATCTTGGTAATTATTGGCGGTCACCAGGATCCTGGAGAAGAGCGGGTAGATGTACCGCGCGTCCTGCGGATCCAGGCAGTTGGGATCGAGATAACTCCCGGTCAGGTCCAGGACGATGTCGTTGATGTACTGCGGGTACTGCGGGTTGAGCGGGATGGCAATACGGTACGGGATAGCACCGTCGATTTGGAGGGAGATATCGACCTGCTGATTCAGATCGAGGGTGTTGACCCATTTGTAAGAAGGGATGCTCATTTATTCTTTTATTTTTTTTCGATTGAAAAAAAAATCTTGCCCATAGGTAGTGGAAATGGATCCAAGACAGAATCTGACGAATCTGACCTGCAAGGTCAATCGGCTCGCCTACAAACTGATCCCGGTCGAGTATGTACCGACCTCGCCTACCGGGACGCTGGTGGTTAATTCGGAACTGTATGTATCGAATAATATCAATGTGGAGAACTGCCTCAATTTCGTCAACAACGACAACATCTGCATCGGGATCGGGACGGGCACGCAGCCGTTTGGGCCGTACTACCCGCCCACCCCCTATTTCCAGCGCAGTGTCGAAGGTCCGTCGGACTCGTGGCGCAACCGCGCGCTGCCGGAGACCGGCACGCCCGAGTGGGAGGCGTTCCGGGCGGAGCGCCGGGCGCATCGGTCCGCCGCTCCCCGGACGGATCCGGACAACAATTATTCGAACATTACGATCGGACACGATTCCGTGCCGACGGCGTCGCAGGATCTGTTCAATATCGCGATCGGATACGAGGCGGTCAATGGTGGTGGAACGGGCGATACGGGGAGCACCGGGTATTTTTATCCGGGACAGGGATTCGGTAATGTCGCGGTCGGCGCTGGGAGCGCGTACGAAGGACAAGAGTACGCGAATCTTGCGATCGGTATCGCTGCCGGTTACTATGGCCAGGGAGGATTGAATACGGCGGTCGGACCCGGCGCGGCCTACGGAAGCCAGTATGAGTACAATGTCGCCGTCGGTGTCGATGCGGCCTACGATGGACAAAATGATTCGAACGTCGCCATCGGGTATGATGCGGCGTACTATGGTCAGGATACCAACAATATCGCCATCGGAACGGATGCGGGGTTCAACGGTCAGACGACCGAAGCGATCGCGATCGGCACCAACGCCGCCGCATCGGGCACACAACAGACGTACCAATCGATCGCCATCGGTTCCAATGCCGGGGCGGGCACCTCCATGCCCGCCTATAGTGTCGCGATCGGCCCGTCGGCGAATGTTATAGGCGGTTCGATGGGTTACAATGGTGTTGCCATCGGTTCCAGCGCCTCCTCGCAACGCGGCGCGATCGTGCTCACCTCGAACAATAGCGGGCTCGCGGGCACGACCGGCACGCTCTACGTCAATCCGCTCTCACAGACCACTCGTACCACCAATACCTACCTGATGAACTACAACACATCGACCTCGCAGGTCGGCTACAAGTACCAGCTGGATACCGGCCTTGATCAAACCAATGATGATGTCGGCGTCACCACTTTCTCGACGCCGTTCGCCACCATCCCGAACGTCACGGCCTCCCTCCTGTATTCTGGAATCTATAACTATTTTTTTGGGGTGACCATCACCGGCATCTCGACGACCGGTTTCTCGTGGCGGAAATTTTTTATCACGGGGACGGGAGGACCCGATCCGGCGTACATTAATAATGCGACTTCCGAATACATCTCGTGGATCGCCGTCGGTATCACAACCGCTCCTCCTACCTAGGCCGCGCATCGCATCAGCGGCGGCGGCAGCCCGTACCGCGCGAGGATCGGCTGCATGTCTTTGCATCGCAAAAGGAATGGGAGATCCTCCAGGAACCGTCCGTACCGCGTGTACCGGTCGGTATGATGACAGCGAGGATTGTACGCAAAACACCCCAGCAGACAGAGCACCTGGAGGTTCTCGCCCGCGCAGCGATCGAGATACACATGGTAGGTGGAACAGAGATCCTGAGAAAGCACAATCCCGCGGTGCTCCCGCGCCATTGTCTCCATATCGTTGCAGACCATATGGAGAATCGACAGATCGTGCAGATCCACGAACCGGAGGATGATCGACCAGATCTCGGAGGGGAGCGCGTCCATGATGAATCCTGCGAATCAGAAAAAACAACATCAGTTCTATCGGTTATTCTCGATCGATCCATCGGTTAGGCACCGGAATCAATTTTACGATTGATTCTTTCTTCCGATAAACAGAATGTCGTCGTGCTGTTGCATCTATGCGTACTACGAGAAGAATGAGTTGTACCGCGAGAATCTGCGCTATTTTTTGCGTCACGGGATGGACGATCCAAAACTCGATTATTATTTTGTATTGAATGGACCATGTTCGGTGGAGATCCCGGCGCAATCCAACATCACCATTGTACGACGAGAGAACCGGGGCTACGATTTCGGCGCGTTCAGTCACATGGTCCACCGGCTCCCGCGCGAGTACGACTATTATTTTTTTCTCAACTCGTCGGTCCGTGGGCCGATCTTCCGCGATCCGCACCGCCGGTGGACACCCTATTTCCTCGACCTTCTTGATGAGGAGACCAGACTGGCGGGCACCTCCATCAACATGTTCGGCCCGAGACCGTGCCAGACGCACATCCAGAGCATGTTCTTTGTGATGGATAAGGAACTCTTCCGCTACCTGCGGGACGAGATTGATTTTTTCAACGAAAATCACATCAATACCATGGACTACACCAACATCATCCACCAGAAAGAAATCAGCCTGTCGCGGATCACACTCCGGAAGCAGTGGAACATCAATTCGATCCTGCACGAGTACCGCGGGCGCGATTACCGGGTGCTGGATGAGGACATCAATCCGACCTCGAACTACGGCGATCCGTACTATCCGGGCGGTTATTTTGGCAGGACAATCGATCCGTACGAGGCGATTTTTTTCAAGATGGCACGATTCCCCACTCTCGAATTAGAATCGTAAAGACAGGTTCGGGTAGAAGAATTCGACATAGATGTAATGGTACCGCGCCTGATCGTCGTAAAAATAGAGCGTGAAAAACACGAGCAGCGAGACGGCCATCAGGAAAAAGATGTACAAAAGGAACGAGAGGAGTCGCACCATGATGCTGCACCTCTGGAGACCGATGGCGATGAGGATCAGGACATTCAGGATCGAAAAAGCGACAATGAGGAAGATCCTGTACCGCTCCATGGAATCGCGCAGCATGTCGGGCGAGAGCGGGACGGACGCGCCGACGACCTCGACCATGCGGTTCCTGGTGGTGCGGACGGTGCGGGGGAGATCCGCGAGGCGCAGTTCGTTGCCGGCGAATCCCGCCACGATCCACTGCGAGAGGGAGATGCCTACCAGAGCCATGTAGACGATCGGTACGAGCGGATAGGTCATTTATTGAATACTTTTTTTTTCAACGCACATCCCTGATGTGCCGGATGATCTCTCGATAGAATCCAATCTTTTTGTCATAGTAGTGAGTATTGATGAAACTAATCAACAGCAGAAGGATGGTCGTTTGTGATATGAATAGGAGGATCGCGATGCGCGCGGGCATGGGGTAAAAAATACGCACAATCATGATGGACAGGATGCTCGTCACAAAAGAAATGACGACTGATTGTCTCCAGATGCACGAATGACAAACGAGGTCGGACGCGTCGTCCGAATCGAGCAGCGCGTGCACTTCCTCGACAGAGCCTGTCGCGCGGAGCAGAGGTCGGAGATGATCCCGGATATAGAAATCCAGCATAAAATTCGAATTGTTTTTGTTGCCATCAAGAATCTCGGCGCAGATGATGACGCCGATGATGAGGATCATCACACCAAAGAAATAGTACTCGAGGAATTTCATATTTATGTGTCACTCGTAAAAAAATTTTCGACAATCACATCCGTTGAAACGATGAGGAGCAGGCTCAGCGCCAAATAAACGGCCGAGACGATGATACAGGCGAGACGCCATGACCGGATCTCTTTCTGCAGACGTTGTTGGATGTCGCTGTCGGTCGTTTTTTCCAGTTGCGCGATACGAGCATACAGAATATCAAACAGGATGATCGGCACCCCTACGACCGCCACAAAAACAAAGTATTTCATAGTTTCTGTAATATTCCCCAGCACGGATCCTTCGGGTTGATAGTTCGTGGCAAGATCGATTCGCCGGTAGACGCCAAAAATATACAACCAGTATAGGATACTGGTGACGATCGCAACGATTTCCAATGCTTTATGCGGGATCGTGGGAACGGCGGTCATGACGAGGATGAGCGTGTACGTGAATGCGCTCGAATAAAATAATTGTTTCAGCGATGGTGCAAGACCCGAAGTCCTGTCTCCTATTATTGAATATGATGATGCCATTTATTCTGTTTGTAAAAAAAAAAATGTGTTAAATAATTCGATCCATGAGGAATAAATCCTATGGAGAAGAAAAAGAAAGAGGATCATAAGGAGTACGATGGGAATCGGGTAGACATCATGACCATCCATAACAATCTGATGCATGTGCTGAGAGAGAAACGGGGGGAGGATGATGTGAATGTGAATTACTATCTGATTCATTCGATTCCATTGCTTGATCGGTACAAGGAGTGTTTGCACAAACAGGTCAAGATTCAATTCATCGGTGTGATGGTGCAATCGAATGAGGAAGAAGAGATCCATACGATTATCCGTGAGTACCTGAGGCTGGTGCGGCGGTATTTCCCGGACGAGTATGAAAAGAACAATATGCAGGACATGGACAAGTACCACACGAGTCCGAACCAGAGTTCGTTGCAGATGCTGCGCACGGGGAAAAAGCAGAAATGCACGTCCTGTCACACCGAGAATATGAAGATTGCCAATCATGACAATTATTTTGTGTGCGAGCAGTGCGGGTACATTTACGATTCCGTCACCAACGACATCTCGTTCAAAGACATTGATCGTGTGAACCTGAGTAACAAGTACATGTACGACCGCCGCACGCATTTCCGGGATACCATCAATCAGTACCAGGGCAAACAGAATGCGACCATCGATGCGAAGGTGTACAGCGATCTGATTGAACAATTCCGTCTGCACCACCTCATCCCGGAAAATTACGAGGATCTTCCGAAAGAGGTGGCGTTCCAGGACATCCAGAAAGAACATGTGATGCTGTTCCTCAAGGAGACCGAGCACACAAAACACTACGAGGACGTGACGCTGATCCATCACCAGCTGACGGGAAAACCGACGCCCGACATTTCGCACCTGGAGAATCAGTTGTTGCACGATTTTGATCAGCTCACCGACCTGTACGACAAGCGTTTCCGGAATAACAACGAGAGGAAAAACTTTATCAACACCCAGTACGTCCTTTTCCAGTTGCTGAAACGACACCGGTACCCGTGCCGGAAAGAAGAATTCAGCATCCTCAAGACGATCGATCGCAAATATTTTCATGATACCATTATGCAATCGCTGTTTGAGGCGCTCGGCTGGAACATCAATCCTCTATTTTAGAGCGAAGACAGCGCTATCTATCGAGATTGCAATCTCGATAGATATTTTTGTGATGTCGCGTTAAAGACATGCGGTATATTATAATATAAGACGATGAGCATCGGACAGATGTACCTGAAGATCCAGGAGGAGATGGAGCATAAATACGGGGAGAAGGTGGTTGTGATGATGGAGATTGGCAAATTCTACGAGATCTACGGGTACGAGATGGAGGACGGGGCGGTGCGAGGGGCGGCGAAAGAGATGAGCCGTCTGTGCAACATCATCCTGACGCGGAAGAACAAGAACCTGCCGAGTTCCATGACAAACCCTCTCATGTGCGGGTTCCCGAACCACAACCTGAACAAGTACGTGTCGCTGATGGTGCGCCACCGGTACACCGTGGCGGTGTACGACCAGCAGGCGGAGGATAGTTCGCAGCGATGTCTGCGCGCGATCTACAGCCCGTCGGTGATGATCGGGATGGACGAGGACGAGGAGGAGACGGAGGATCGTTCGATCATGGCGGTGATTGCGGATCACGACCGCCTCAGCATGGCGCACGTCAATCTATCGAACGGCCGTGTCCTGCTCGAGGACGATCGTCACAGCGAGGATCGTGTAAGACGATTGGTGGATCTCCTCCGGCCACAGGAATTGGTGTGGCGCGGCGAGGACGGACTTTTTTCTGGCGCGACCGCCACGATGATGCTCCATCGTCTGCCCGAATTTGTGGGGGAGCACCGGCGGTACCAGGAGGTGGAATTCCAGGAGATTTTCCTGAGCGGCATCTACCCGGGGAAACCGGCGATGATGTCCACGATCGAGTTCCTGGGCCTGGAACGGAATCCGGACGTGATCCCCGTGCTGTGTTTTTTGCTCTCATTCTTGAAGGAACACCACCCGCTCGCGGTGTACCGGCTGCAACCGCCCTGTTTCGAGATCCAGACGGACAAGATGTTGTACAACCTGCAGACGCTGTACGACCTGAACCTCCTGTCGACAGAGAAATCCCTCCTGGACATCCTGGATCGCACGGCGACGGCGGCGGGACGACGTCTTTTCCGGCGCCGACTCCTCTCCCCGGTCCATTCGATCAAGATCCTGGAAGAACGGTACCGAGAGATCGAGACGATGTCTGGCATGATGGAGGACATGGACATGCACCGTCTCCAGACCATCGATATGGAGCACTACTACCGGCGATTCCAGATCGGGACCATGACCGTCCCGTCCGTCTTTCGTTTCTTGCGTTTTGCGATGGAATTCCGGCGTCTGTGCGAGAAGATCCCATCCTCCATTGCCCTGGCCGACGAGTACCGTCACCACAGGGCGTCGTGGATCCATATGGAGGAGCAGTGCGCGGAACGCTGGGATCAGCAGTTCATGCAGGCGTGGAAGACGTGGGAGAATGGGATCTGGCGGGTGACGCCGGAGGGATTGATCGCGCTGGAACGAGAATCCCTGGCCATCGATTTACGCATCCGCGAGTGGGTGCGCCGCGAATTCTCCGAGGAGATGATGTCGCGCCTCGTGTTTGCCGAGGACGAGGCGTACCTCCAGGTGACCAAGAAGATGGCGAGGGAGATCCGCATGCCCAAGGATGTCGTCCAGCGGACCATGGCACAGAATGTGCGCCTCCAGCACCCGTTCCTCGACACGGCCTCCCATGAACGTCGACGGATCTTCCACGCGCTGGCGCAGAAACGCAGGCAGATCTTTGAGGAAGAAGTCCAGAGTGTGCTGGACAAGCATCAGGACCTCCTACCGTTCATTGTGCAGTTCTCGGCGCGTCTCGATGTGATCCTGAGCAACGCCCGCAATTATCAGAAGTACCGTCTCGTGCGACCGAAACCTCTCGATCCTAAGAAAGAACGCACCCTGCGCTGTCGTGGACTGCGCCATCTGATTGTCGAGCACGCGAACCCGTCCCGGCGGTTCGTCCCCAACAACATCGAATTGGGGGGCATGCTCCTGTTCGGCCAGAACAGCGCCGGCAAGTGTTTCCTGCGGGGCACGCCCATGGTCCTCTGGGACGGCCGTCTCAAACGTGTCGAGGAACTGACGCTCGAGGACCGGCTCATCGGCGATGACGGTTGTCCGCGCCGCATCCTGCGGTTGGTCGAAGGACATGGTAGGATGTACGATGTTGTGCGCGCGGACACCTCCTCCCTCCTCATGACGGTGAATCGGGATCATATCCTATGCCTGACCGATCCGGATCGGAGCCGGATCGTGGAACGATCGATCGACGACCTCCTCCGCGCGCCGGCGACCGCCTGGATAATGCACCAGTGCACCGGCGCCGATCTGCCCTCCTCCGACGACGACAATTCATTGCCGGCCGTCTGGAGGAACGAGGATCGTTGCGCCGTCGATCGGGGCGCGATGGATTCGGATCAATGGCGACGATTGTACCGGGCCTGTCTCCACCATGGGAGGCGCATCGCATTATTCACGGAGGCACGATTGATCCTCGATCCGGTGCGGGACAATATCGTGCCGATCCGGATCCTCCCGCGGGGAGAGGATGCGTTCTTCGGGTTCGGTCTCGACGGCAACCAGCGATTCCTGATGCCGGACGGGACGCTGGCGCACAACAGCACGCTCATGAAAAGCGTGGGCGTGGCGGTCGTCATGGCGCAGGCGGGCATGTACGTCCCCTCGGCCTCGATGGAATGGTCGCCCGTCCGAGCCCTGTTTACCAAGATCGGGAGCCGCGATAACATCTGGAAAGGACGTTCCACATTCATCACCGAGATGAACGAACTGCGCCACATCCTCAACCGTTCCGATCCGCATTCCCTCATCCTCTGCGACGAACTGACCGCGGGCACCGAGACGTTCAGCGCGACGGGGATTGTCGCGGCCACGGTCGGACGACTCCTCGAGAACCAGTGCCGCTTTGTCCTCACGACCCACCTCCACACGCTCAAGAATTTCCGAGAACTCATGGAGGATCCTCGACTCCAGGTGAAACACCTCTCCATGGAGTACGACGCATCCCAAAAAAGTCTCGTCTTTGATCGGATCCTCCGCGACGGGTTCGGCCGTTCCATCTACGGCCTCGAGATTGCCGAATACCTGGGATTCGACCCCAAATTCCTGGAGCACGCCTTTCAATACCGCGCGCGACTGGACGAGGAGCCGATCCTGCGACCATCCCGTTACAACCGCAAAAAATGGATGGAACGGTGCGAACGGTGCGGGGCGGTCCGCGACCTGCACACGCACCACATCCAGCCACAGACATCCGCCTCCCCGGACGGGTACATCGGGGAATACCACAAGAATACCCTTTTTAATCTCATGACGCTGTGCCGGAAATGTCATGAGAAAGAACACCATCCCAACGCATCTACATCATAAATATACACTATTTTATGTCAGGATTTGTGAGGAAACGTTCAATCCAGTCATTCGCGGTCTTCTGATTTTTTTCTCAATTTCGCCCCCAAACCTCGTACTCCGGAGAGTGAGAGATACGACGATATATAGAGCAGAGACACTTATGCAAACAATCTGTATCGTTTTTCGTTGTTTCTCGAGTTTTTGAATCTTGGTTGTATCCAAAGACGGTGCTCTCTCTTCACGCTTTATCGAATTCTGGATCGATACAAAGATATAAAACAGAATCATTGGCAGATTCCAGATTGCCGCGACGAATAAAGCATGGAGTATATCATTTATTAAATACAGAATGAAAAGTGAAGAAATTCCCATGTAGATACCTCCCATCAAAGATAGAAATATATACAAAATAGATCGAAATGACGAATCGGATATAGGTATGGCAGTGAGTAGTAAGACAGACAATGCTAGTATGAGATTGATACCGAGTATGAAAAATTGATGATTATCGGATTGGTCTTGGGGCATTTTTTCTCATTGACAATTTTTTTTTTACCGAAAATTGGCAAAATAATCTTGAAAAAAATTATTTATTCTCTCTCTGACATACTATTTAACATTTTATAATTGTCGGATGAAATAAATAATTATAGAGATAAATATGTCGTACTGGTTATACACATGTAGTGTTTTTATTCTTGCGGTGAGTCTCCTCTTGTGGATCTATTTTTCTTCGAACTCGGACAAAATCGTGACAACCTACTGTATCAATCTTCCAGATGAACATCAACGGCGAAGACACATCCAACGACATTTTTCCTCTTTGCGCATCCGATTCATCGATGCGGTCGATACACGAGACGATCGGTGGCGTTTGTACACGGATCACCTGACGGACGAGGCCATCCGCATCATGGAAAACAATCTCAGGGCGGGCAGACGAGAACATCATCATGAACTCACCCCCGGTGCGATCGGATGTTTTTTGTCGCACCTGAAATGCTATCATACTTTCCTGAAAAACGGATCGGGCGATATCCTCCTCGTCCTGGAGGATGATTCCATCCCCAATCCCGACTTTATCCCGACCCTCCAGAACATCCTTGAGGATCTTCCGGAAGACGCCGATCTCATCCTGTTGAGTCATCTTTTTAACGGGATCAAAGAACCGACGCGTCACACCGCCTTGGATCTGGCGAGTCGGGATTCATCCTTTTTCTTGACGAATTGTTACCTGATTACACGGAACGGTATACAACAAATAGTGGATCACCAGAAAGCCCATCATGATAAATTCGATTGTCAGATCGATGCGTATCTTTCTACGCTCGTACAACAGGGTATCCTGAAATTGTATCTTACCAAGGACGTATTATGCCCGCAATCGAACCATCAATTCTTAACGTCGATTCAGACCCTCAGTGTCGGCTGATCTTTTTTATTTTTGGATTTTGTCGGCGATGAATTTTTTTTGTTCCGTTTTGTATTTTTAATGGCTGTCTTGTCGCGTTTTTCAACCTTGTCGCTGCTCTTGGGCGATGGGAACAGTCGATTGGTCGGAGTGGGCAGTGACGGATAGAGTATATCATAATAATCATTCTCCCGTCTCCGCGGGGTGGGCAACATCTCTAGTAGATCGAATGATTTGGGCGATGGATTTTTTTTGGATTTTCCCATTTATTGGTGTGCAATATTTTTTTCTTTCTTTCTTCTTCACAATACGCCGATCTCGTATCATGATTTTAGATGTCATCGGGTTACAGAACAAACATGGAGTGTGCCCCTACCGTGAGGGGCGAGATCAAGAAGGCGCGGGCGAGCAATTATGATTTGTACTCGGCGCTGAACGAGTTTGTGGACAATTCCTTGGACGCCGGCGCGCAGACCATCCTGATTGATATCCGCGAGCATATCGAGGAGAAGAACCGTTGGATCCACAAGATCCTCGTGTCCGACGATGCGCCGAATGGGATCGCGCGCGACAATCTGAAACGGATCTTTTCCTGGACATACGAACGCCCACGATCCGAGGACGAGATTGGCGAGTTCGGGACGGGTTTCAAGTCCGCCTCCGTCAATCTCGGGAACAAACTGACGATCCTCACGCACGACGCGGCGCACGAGTGCACGATCCAGGCCATGGCCGACTGGCACGAGATGTCCGAGGAAAATACGTACGTTCCTAAGATCCTCAACCTCGATTTGGAATTTTTCAAGAGCTACCATCCGTTCCACACCGGCACCACTCTCATGATCGAGAATATCCGCCACGAATTCATCCAGCAGCAGAAGGGGAACGACCATTTCCTCGTCAAGGTCTTCCAGGAACTCTCCATGGCGTACAAGTACTACCTGAAACATCACCCCAGGATCGGTTTCATCGTGCGAGGATGTTTCACCACGTCCAAGAACGAGGCGCGGGAGATCTCGTACTCGCAGAAGAATCACAACATGCATTATTATTTCGACCGGGCCTACACGATCGAATCCGAGGTGATTGTGCTGAAAGACACCAATGCGTACCGCATCTTCCTGCATCGCAAAGACATCCCGTACTGGGAGACGATCGAGTTTGTCGAAAAACGGAAGAACGGGAACAACATCCTCCGATCGGTCCACATCCCGCCCGTCTCGTCCATGACGCACGTCGATACCATCATTTTCCGGAGCGGCACCTACTACCCGTCCGATCTGCCCGAATCGTACGGGACGGTGGACATCATCCGGAACCACCGGATCCTGGCGCGCGACATCACCTACCGCATGCCCCGCCAGGATCCGCACATCGCGTTCCTGAAGCACGAGGTCGTCTACAACAACAAGTGGCTGAACGCGCTCCTGGGGATCCAGTTCAATAAGAGCAACGACGGGAACATCCCGGAGGGCGACATGCGCTACACGCTGGAATTCATCCAGAAACTGCACGAGAAGGAACTGATCCGGTACGAGAAACAAAAACTCGATCGCGTCGTGGTGCGCGAGAAAGAAGAGGACGAGTACCTGTGCCTCGATACACCCCTCCCGCCGGAAAATCCTGTCGAGACAAAATCCGCGACCGTCGCTGCCGCCGCCTCCAATCCACCACGGCCCATCATCTCGCTGACAAAAGATGAGGCACCAGCACCGGTACCAACACCAGTACCGGCGCCAGCACCAATATCATCGCCGGCCAGCACCACCACGATCACCGCTGCCGAGACAAAGCGCAAAAATTTCTCGCTGGAAACCAAATTGGAGACCCTGAAGCAGCAGGAATGCCGCGATCAGTATTTTGATTTCCGTCTCCTGGACGATATCCTGCCCCTCGATTACGACCACAAGGACGGTCCCCAGAACAATGCGAGGGACAACTGCCAGGTGCTCTCCGTCATCTCCCACGCCCTCAAGAGCCGTCGTCCGAAGATCCTGGAGCACCACTGCAACGACAAGTACGGCTACATCGTCGACCTGCTCAACTGCATCACCTCGAGCCGATTCTTCATCGAGGGGTACCTACAAAAAAAAATCACCCTCTGCCCGCCCACGGATCTCACCCGGCGCACGGGACTCTTCATCTATCAAAAAAAATAAATCACAAATGCAGATGTTTCAGATAAAATTCAGGCGTGAGAATCAATGCCATGATGCTCACACATGCGCGTTCGAGTCTATACGTTGTACACGAGACCGCCATCGAATTACCATTTTTGGTTTTACGAATTTTAAAAAACAAATCACATGTTTAGATGCTTTTTTGCGATCTATATTCATCATTAAATTTTCGTGCTTGTGATTTTCTCTTTATAGGATCGCAGGGATTGCAGTTTGCTCGGATTCGTTGTGGACGGGACGTACGGCGTACCCGAATGCGCCTCTCTCTGAAGACCTGCCAGGTACGCATGCGATTTCGAGTACCCGCCCCATCGTTGCCGCATGCCCGCCACTGAATGCAATCTTTCAAAAATCGGTCGGTACCGCGGGAGGAACGAGCGCATCTTCACAATCAGTTCATAAAAGGCATCCTCGTCGATCGTGTCTCGTTTCCGGATCGTGGACACCACAAACCGATAGATTGGATCTTCCTGACGGATATCGAATTGATCGCTGTACCTGATAAACAGGAAAAAAAGGGGGTACAATACAAAATAGAATGCCGATTGTGGGGATAGATGTTTTCGTTCTTTGCGGAACGTTTGCAGGATCGCACAGATTGAGAGATTCCCATAGACATCTCGCTGATAATCCCTGATTTGTTTCCGGGTGTATTGGAAAGGACGGAACATCCCCATGGCCTGGGGTGGCATGAGATCGAGCTGAGGCGTGATGGTACACCGTTTGCTTGCATTTTTTTTCAGATCCTCAATCGAATAGATCCCGATATCGATGAGGCGCAGTCGGTATGTGTCCTTATCAATGACCATATTTTCTGGCTTGATATCGGCAAATACGACGTTATGCTCATAAATGATCCTGTGCGTATCGAGGAGGATGTCAATCACGGACGACCATACCCCCACGAATAATTCTTGCGCAGAAATGCCATACCGATAGAGGCTCTCTATCCCTCTTCCGAATGTCCGTTCTTTACAATCACCATCTCTTTTGATCCCGAGATAATGTTTGTATTTTTTTATGGGAAACAGGATACCGTCCCGCGCGTTTGTGAGTCCTGCCATGAAATTAAAAAAATCGATGCCACCGTATTCTTGGAGTTCCAACCAGAATTGAGTTTTGGTGGATATATCCGGATGATTGAAATAATGTTCGACTATTCGTTTTGAAATCTCAATGGGAGCATCGTCCAAAGGTACAATCATGGATGATGAACCGCGCGCGAGCCAGAATAAATTATCACGATCGGGTTGACGACACAAGATCCGGACGATGCATAATGCGGGCAAATCCTCGAGATATTTCCCCCATTCCATGTCGTTCAGCTCTTCTTGTGTGTAAGGACCCCATACGAACGCGCTGAAACCTTTCCCTAGAAATTTTTTCATTTATTTTTCTTCTCTAAAATTTTTTTTTTTTTATGAGGATGGGTATCGGTACCCATCCGGTGTGAGGATGGGGAATGGATAGTCTTTCACCATCGAGCGATAAGTCGCATCCCACGATGACGCTCGATCGGTGATCGGCGCATCGACAATCACCTCATGATAGGGACAAGGGTAGTTTACATTCTCGTACTGGGAGGGCGTATTCGGAAGCATAATGTACGCATCCTGCAGCGTATAATAATCGATCGAACTCATCTTTCTTTTTTGGAAAAAAAAAATCATGCGTGATTTCGCACGGCAATCATGGATACTATTATCTATGCCTTCTTGGTCATCAGGACCGCCCCCGCATGAAACGTCAGAGAGAGAATCTCCGTAAGAGGGATGAACTCGTGATCCTCCGATCCCAGCATGTTGTTCGAGAGCACCGGCGAGGTCGTTCCGAGGCGCAGCGCGGTGATGTGAGGATGGCTGTTGGTCGACAGATCCGGCAGACCCGCCTTTGGCACGAAGGCGCTGATGAAATGATTCTTGCCATCCTCCTCCCACGTCTTGTACGCGAGACCGACAAGATCAATCGTCCTCTCCGCGGGCGCGGACGCCAAGAACTGCTGGACCTCCGCCTGCTTCGCAGGGTTCTTGAGGCAGAACGTGTGGGTGAGGTGCCCGCACTCCGCGACAATCTTGTCGCCAATGGACGCGACGACATCATCCAAGAGCTCGCGCGCGGTCGTCTCGAGGCGAGACGCATCTGTCGCGGAGAGGAACCATCCGCCGTAGATGTACTCCTCGGCATTGCCCTTGGACACGACATTCTTATCCTTGTACTCCATGATTCAATCTGCAGAGACAAATCGCTTGATTAGCACGAGACTCGATATTATTCTACACAGACTATTGTACTTATTATTTTCAGTTTTGTGTACGATGCAACCATTTATTTATTCTTTACAAAAATAAAATGCTCCCATGGTACGAACAATTGATCCCGTTGCGAACGCCAGGAGTGCGGACTCACATGCTCGCGCAACTCCGAAACGATCTCGTAGGAGTGCGAGATTTCCTCACCCCACAAGATTTCGAGGATACGGCGAAAAACTTTCGCAGAGAGTGGAATACACTCAAAAGACAAATCATCGATACGATCCGTGCATTATCTGCACAACGAGACCATGAAACGGATCCGTTGCGAAGGACAATACTCAAAGGAACCATAGACGATCTCAAATCAAGGAAAACGAGAATGATTGCGGACAAGGAGAAGATGCAGGACAGGTACATGTACAATGTTTTATCCGCGCTCATACAGATTAGGCGCGGCGAACAACAGATGGCGAGGCGCCGTCTGTTGCAAAAACGCCATCAGTTCAGGCAAGCCAATTTTCCCGAGATTGTCCCTCCCAATCAATCCATCATCGAACGTGCCCGTCGCGAAGCGCGCGCGGCATATCGTACACGAGCAGCCACCTATGTCCCGAGTCATAGGATATTCACACCGCGAGTCCAATCGCCGGATCATTCTTATACGATTACGCCGCCGCATTCTCCATCGCCGCGTGCGCGGAGGAGATGATCATTTTTGTGAAAAAAAAAATCCACACGAGAATAAAACCGTACGAATGATATGATCCAGACCCAGTGTGAAGATGTATTTTCACCCTTCTACCACCGGTCCGGGCTCACATGGCTCGAGGACTGGCAGCAATTCTTCCGTTTCTACGACCTCCTTCCCGATCGTCACCAGGATATCGCGGAGCAGTTCAATTGTCTGTCCCGCATCATCATTGTTCTGATACTGATCCTGTACCTCTTCTACGGTTTCAACCGGTATGTCTTTATCCTGATGATGATTATTTTTGCCATGATTATTTTGTATGTTTTCTTGAATAAACCATCCATGAAGGAGAATTACCAGAGACCGGACGTCATCCTCTACGACTCCAAGAACCCCCAGCAGACCATCGACATCCCCTCGTGGAACTCGAACCCGCAGTTGATCGATGCGCAGCAGGCCGATACATGGTGCAAGCCCGATCAACCTCTCGACGATGCCACGGCCTCGATCAATCAGGCGCTCGCGGGCGGGGCCAACCCCAAGACGCGCGCGATCCCCGTCATCCCGCCGCCGATCTACGACGCGCAGACGTGGGTCCCGAACGATTTTGTCGTCCCGTTCAAGATCAACGACCAGCGACGGCAGGAACTGAGCCAGAACGGGTACATGACGTGGGATCGCGACATCAGCGCGCGGGTCGCCCGCGATCTGGACAGCACCTACGCGTGCGTGCCGACGGACACCGGCAAAAGGCCGATCCGCGAGGATTTTCATCCGCCGTCGTCCACCAGGACACCGATCAAGGACGTGATCCGCGAGGATTATCCGTACGACAACGCGACCTACCGACTCCCCACCACCGTCGGCGAGTCCATGGACACGGCGTTCGGGTATTATCCCGAGAACAGCCGGTACAATTACCCCGTGAACTCACCGCCCGTCCGGTGCATGTACTCGCCGGAACAGATGGAGTACAACAAGAACCTCTTCAGCATCCCGCTCCAGCCGAACGTCTACACCCGTTCGCAGGTGAACCAGCCCGACGCCTCCATGTCGAACCTCGGCATCTCGTTCACGCAGCCGCACCTCCCGTACGCGTGCCGGATGGACGATCGCGGCAATATGATGATCGACGAGTACGATCCCAACCAGTACCCGTCGGAGTACCTCCTCCGCGGCCGCGACCGGTTCGCCAAGGACATCCAGCGCAACGAGATCTACGACCCGCGCCTCACCGGCTACGGCACCTCCTACCGTTCCTACCTCGATCCCACCACGGGCCAGCCGCGGTTCTACTACAACGACGTGGACGCGCACACGCAGTACAATTTCATCTCGAGGAATAAACTGGATTTCACGAATTTTGCCCCCAACAGCGGGCCGTACCCCGGCCTCCCGCCCGACGATTTCCGCTCCCTCGCGGACCAGACATTCCACAACGACAGCATGAAACAGCGCACCGAACTGCAGTACCGCCTGATGGCCAAGAACTCGCACCGCGAATGGCAGCAGCGCGCGGCGCCCATCCAGACACAGGGGTTCGGACCGGCCGGCATGGGCATGGCCGGGAGTGCCTCGTACGGCGGACCCCGCGGCGGCTGATTTTTTTCATAGAATTTTGATAATATCAATATCTTCCCAGGTGATTCTGAAAAAAGGCGACGAGTTGATCGATGACACGGCTCGTGTTTGTGTGGATAAAAAATGCGTCCACGCGGACAGACGGGGTCGGCACCACGCACACATTGTCTTCACCGTGAGGAAAAAATTTGTCCCTAAACCGCCGGATCGTTGTCGGTAGACGTTTGCCTAGAACACTGTAGGGATGCTCGTCGTACAGGGCGCGAAAGGATTCCAGGTGATTTTTCTTAAAAACGAGCATGCTCTCGCAGTGTCGTAGGTGATTGTGAGACGGTGCAAAGGAAGCACTGATTTCGTCCAGCACAGCGGCTGCGGACCTCGTGTCGGTTTTTGAACGGGCCTTGAGATTGCGCAAGATGCGATCCAGGGGGGCGCCGATAAGAACGACGAAATAGGGGACGGTCAGTTTATACCCTGGAATATTCCTTAGGACATCGTCCACCACGAGCAGCGTGTTATCGTCGAGCGCCGCCCGTTTCATGATGGGGACGACCTTGTCGTGGTACATTTGGTCGATGAGTACTTTGAACGATGGCATGTCCATGGGCGGGCGTTTCCCCTCTCCGATTTCAGCGCTCACCATTTTGAGAAATGTCATGGCTTCCGCATCCCCCTCCAGAACATGGATTTTGAAAGGAAGGGATTGTTTCCCCGCGAGCTTTTTCAAGATGGTAGATTTGCCCACGGAGGACGGACCCGAGAGAAACACGAGCATAATCTTTTTGATTGTCGTATCGATAAAAGGATTTTACGAAAAAAAAAAATCGTACGGACGTACGATTTTTTGTGTACCCGATTCGAAAATTTTTATTGGAATAGATTGCGAATGTCTGTCTTTGTGCTGGAATTCATCCATATTGAAATAGGCCTACAAAATTGAAATCCGTCGTCCATCCTCCCTCCTACAAATCACCAACCGTATGGATCCCGCCGACTTTCAGATGGAGATGGATCTCTCCGGCCAGATCGAATTGTACCATCCCGACCATCCCCATTGTTTCTACATTATCGAGCAGAAATTGGACCATGAATCGCGATTCCTCCAGGAATACCTGATCTTCTACACATCGCCCCTCCTCACCCGGGCGACACAAGAATCCCTCGACACCGATCGGACGACCGTCATGGCCTTCATCGACCGCCTGCTGGGCGAAGGCTGGAAGAACATCGATGGGGACATCTTCCACGAGATCCCTAAATTCAATCGCTTCAAGAAATGGCAGTTGTGCCCTCAGATCCGCCTCTGATGATGATATAAAGAGATGATCCGGGAGAGGACAAAGACGATGACGTTGGGGTTCATCATGACACGGCATGTGAATTCGGAGCAGACCAACCGGTACTGGAAAGAGTCGTACCGATCGATCCGACGGTACTACCCGACCAACATCATCATGATTATCGACGACGACAGCAAGCCCGAATACCTCCGGTACGAGGATCTGGAGGTGGAGAACTGTTTCTTTATCCGATCGGAGTTCCCTCGGTGCGGGGAATTGTTGGCGTACTATTATTTCCACAAATACCGACTGTTCGACCGGGCCATCCTCTTGCACGATTCCGTCTTTGTGCAAAAATACCTGGATTTCGATGATACCAAATCGTACCAGTTCCTCTGGCATTTTGCGGAACACCATTGGGACGAGGAAAAGATCGAGGTGTCCCTGCTCTCCCGGCTCCGGCATGCGGAGGAACTGATCGCCTTTTACCATGAGAAGGACAAATGGCACGGATGTTTTGGACTGCAGGCCATCTGCACGCTGGCATGGCTGGATCGGATGGAGGAGACGTACGGTTTCTTGGCGCTGGTGGAGCACGTCAAGGATCGTCCCACACGGAGCTGCATGGAACGAGTGATCGGGTGCCTGGCGACGTACGATGATCCCTCCATCTTCCCGTACCCCTCGCTCTTCGGGTCCATTTTCGGCTACATCCGATGGAACTACTCGTACGACACGTACCAGATAGAGAAGAACAGCATGGAACACATCCGCCGACTCCCGCTCATCAAGGTCTGGAGCGGACGATAATGAGGAGAAGAAAATTTATTCTCTCGACAATGTAGGAAGAAGCGCAAACGCATGGAGACATCGTTTTTGATCCGGCACAGTCACCGGTTTGTCCGGGGAGAACTGGACGACATGGACCAGGAATGGAAGGACAAAAACGAGGAAGAAAAAGAACGGTTCAGGATGTACATCAAAATCCTCCAATCCTTTTCTTGTCCGATCTGTCGGGACGTATCCCCCGAACGCACCATCATCTGTCTGAACGGTCATTGCATGTGCAAGGAGTGTCATGCAAAGACACGCCCGACTGTCTGCTGCATATGTCGGCAATCGATCCTCGACCCGGTGATCCCTGTCCGCGGGATGGAGGATATCCTGCGGGAGATCATCGCCCTCGTCCAGGGCATGATCCGTTTCCAGACCGGGGAGCGTGTGGATGTCTGTACAATCTCGGATCAGGGAACGATCGTGTGGAAAGAAGGACGGATCCTGACGGTGGATTACGACCGTATGTCGTTCTTTATCCAGGTGGGGCGTCACATGATGAACCGTCCATTCTTTAGTTCGAAACTCGCACCGCTCCACACGCACACGGACATCTGGCGTTCCATGGACAACCTGCCGATCGGCCGGAAGATGGAGGTCATGATCGACGGGCAGCAGTGGATCCCGGGCATCATTATCTTTCGTGATCTCGGAGAGTCCCGCATCCACATTGTCTTTGCCACAAACCACACCCCCGAGATCCAGGTGCAATCGTTCTGCATCTACTCCTCCCTTTGCATCGCCGTGTACCCGACCTTCCTCGAGGACATTGCCGACTGGATCACGATCGAGTGAGATGCATCATTCATTCGCTGTAGAACAGATCGTCGTGCTGCCGGTGGTTGCGCGTGTCATGGAACGATTCGATGTACTCGATCAATTCGACCGGCAATTTCTGCAAGAACCAGGAACGAAACGGCATTACGGTTTATTCTGTACTGCAGAATAAATATTTTGAGTGCATACCTATGGATTCGCCGCTTTCGCCTGCTGTACCTTCCTAAAATAGGCCTGGAGTTGTCTGACATCCTCTGGAAACGTCTGTCGAAGTGTCGGAGATTGTTGGACTGCATTCCGAATCGTTGTGCATATTTGGTAAGTTCGTATGTATACCGGTTTGGGTTTTTCATCCAACGCCGCAATTCGTGGTCCTATTTTTGTTTTGACGCGCGGATCGTCCATGAATGCTTCAGATAATTTGGGTAGCTGGACACGTCGGAGATGACCGTGATGTTGATCCAGAGTTTGCGGGTCTTCTCCTTAAGTGGTCAGGAACTTGAACTTGCTCTTCGGGTATATCGCATTTTCTCCTCATATTGAATCCATAAATGTCATCATAGATGTCGAACCTGCCATCCAGTCGTGTATATCCGTGTTTCGAGATTAATCGTTCCGTGTAAAAATGCCATAGGATCCCAAAAATACCCACGATAACCACTACACTGCTCATCAAAATGAATATTTCCTGGAAATCTTTCCCGGCGTAAAAATTATTTGTCAGCAATAGGGATACGATAGATATCAAAACTATATTACCTCCCCATTGTGATCCTAGAGTGACACCTAACACGTCTACAGGTTTCATAATAAATCGAACGGGTTCTGATCCTTGTTGTCCTTGTAGTTGTAAATAATCCTCATTTTCACGAGGGACATATTTCATGGATCTGAAAAACCCGATCCCGATCATGGTAAATACTATGCATGCGTACAGAACGATTAGGAAATATTTCCAGATCCTATACGTCTTTTCGTTTATGAATTGGAAATATCCCGGTAAAGAGATTGAGACGATGAATCCTACGAATAGTATTAACGGAAAGACCACGATTTCAGAGAGGGTAGGAAAAAAATCCCGAATGCAGTCGTTTTGAGGAAAATGTCCAACCGATGTCATAGACCCGACAGTAAACGATAGGATGATAAAACTGACGACAATCAACAGTATGCGTACGGGCTTGGGCAGTTTGAATTGATCATCGTACTGATCCACGAACAATAGGATCAACGGGAGGACAACGAGCAGTGTGTAGAAAATTATTGTCCCAATTATATATAATATAAAGCCTTGCACATAAAGAAAAAATGATTAGCGCGATGTTCTGTTGGGAGAAGAACATGCCATCATCTACGACATTCGGCAGGAATTATGCCGATCCACGATCTAAGGTCATCTGATAGTCTGTGATAGAGTATCATGGTTTTGAAGTTGGATCTATCTTTCTTTTGTCCACGCGGATTAAATTTTCACATGAGTTTTTTTTTTTGTCACAAAAGAAATGATCGATCAAGAAGAATTTTTGGATTCGGTTTTGCCACGTGCACCACCACAGGAACAACAGCCCCTCCCACAATCAAGACGTATCCAGAATGAGATACAGGAACACATGAAAGGACAAAAAGATCGTGTCTTCAAACAATACCATGACAAATTACAGAAACAAAGTGGTTGGTTTGAAAAAAAAAACTCTAAATATCTGAGGGGTATCCAAAACTTTATCCACAGCGGAAATACCCAACAAAACTTCAAATCAGATATAACAAAGCTCAAAAATAAAGAACAACCTCAATTCTTGCAAATCTTGCAAAACGATATCAAATGGACAACGAATACAAAGAAACTCGATATCCTGAGTAAATATTACAACCAAGTTAAAAAAATAGTTCAGGCGCAGACATCTCTCAAGAGACTGCATGATATGGCGATGCGATGTCGCATCTACAGAACATTAGGAGAAGTCCCTTTCAACCAGTTGCGTGCTCTCTTCGCTGTCGATGATACCGTACGATCGTACATACGTACCTATCCAGATCCTCAGTTGCGAACATATTTAGAAGCTTTGATTGCCGAACCCCCAGCAAATGTCCAAGAACAAAAGATGAGACACATACAGGCTTTGAAAGGATCGCCATCGTATGATGATAACTATGTCGACTATCTGAATGATATTCAAGAGAAGATGATTGATCTTGCGAAAAGGGTCCGTCTTCTCCGACTCAAGTATAATGTGCCGTATCCGACAATCAGGAAATTGTATTCCTCTTCTTTCGAGAGTCTCGAGTTGGAACCGTTTCCTTCGGGGGTGTTGGATAAAAAATTAGAGTCGTATTACACAAAGGCGAAACAAGCGTCAGCAACTGGAGCCCAGGATGGTTCAAAAAAAATTCAAGATTTTGAAAAAGAAAACAAAGAACTCCAGGACCTGATTCAGATATTGAAAAAGGTGAGGAGACAGGATATCCACAAACTCAAGTATGGACGACGTTGGGCGCAACAACAAGGTCCTGCACAGTTTTCAGGTGTGAGCGATCCGATATTGAAACAGCAATTGCTCGATGAAGAGTTCAAAAAATCGATCCAAACACGATTGGCGAACAAAAACATCAAAAACACGACAACATATACGACATTGCAGAAACAACGTCGACTCAAGCAGATCGAGAAAAAGAAGGACTCTCTCAATGAACAGACATTCAAAAACTTTTGGAAAAATTTAGCGATTGTCTACCGGTTCTATCATCGTGCAGGTCGGTCACTACAACAAAGTCAATACTATAGGCCGACCTCTATCTCAGACGATGGCACCGTTGTGAAATGGAAAGAAAGCATTGGCAAAGGTGATTTTACCTACGAAGTAATGGTGAAAAATTGTGAAGTCACGTTCGATCCTCCTTTTCCGATCATCCGTGATAATCTCCTTTTTTATGATTCCTGGAAACCCGATTACCAGATCTTCGCAACTGGTCTGAAACAATATAATCAGAGGCTAAAGACTTTTTTTCAGACACCGAACGAAAAGACCGCCCCATATTCCGAGTCGGGTTGGAATTTTTTTGGATTTTCATCTCGCAAGGTTCATCCGGCACCATCCGACAAAATACCTCAAGAAAGATTCCAACCGCAAACAAATATTGGGGTACGACAAGGTTGTCTGCCTATCTATACATCCGAGCAATATCAGATCTCAAAGATCATCCATGGGAAGCTTTCCAAGACAACAGGAGTGTTCTTGACAGGTATAAAACTCTGGTGGTTATTGCGTCATTTGAATTTCATGCCCGACTCGTATATGAAGAATTTTTCTTTTCTGCAATACGATCCCACCAGCATTATGGGCTTCCGTAAAAAAGAGACAGAGAAAGGGTGGATCTTTTTTTCTCTCAATGATTCTGAAAAGTGGAAGATCAAGATGCATCACGTAGATATATGGAATGACAACAATAAATATTTTATTTCTACCAACAATGGTTCCACCTATCAATTAAAAACGTCAGAACAATTTCAAACACGGGTGATTGAAACCTACTTAGTATGGAAAGACAGGATTCAGGATATCCCGAATTCTTTCGTGGATTACCTCACCTTTATCAAAACGTTCTATGCAAAACTGATCGACATTCGAGAACAACGGAAAAGTTGGTTCCACTGGTTAACCGGAAATCACACATTTTCATTTACCATGAAACCCGAATTTCAAAAGGCTCTTGATACGGTACAAGAGAAGATTCTGACACAGGTGAAAACACTTTCAGAACAAGACATGTGTACACTCTTAAATAAATTAGAAACAGATATCAAGAGTGCCTTTTCATCCCTGATGAAGGGAGTTAACATACAAGAGCAAGAATACGATCGTTTCGCAAATATTTTATTTCACCTGCTCAGGACATATGCCCCCGATATGGATAAACTGGAATCCGAAGCCAGTGCCGGCATGAGAATTCTTTCAGAAAGACATGCTCCAAAAATGAAAGAACAAAGATCCAAAGGTCTCCTTTGAACAAAAAAAAATTTATTTTTCATTCTTTTTTTTCAATAAATGACAAAGTGTCGGCATCATTCGATACCTTTCTTGGAAAGATATGGAGGCACCATCATCAAGATCCTACTTCAGGTCTTTACCATACTCATTGGGTGTATCCTTTTCCTGAATATATATACCCTGGCAACAGGAGAAAAAATGATCCCAAAGGAGATTATGAAGAAAATCAATTTAGCCACCATCATTATGCTCTTTATTGGGTTTGCTGCCAATTTCTATCTCTCTCTGTGGTTGGTGCGACGAGAAGGGATCGAGGGACAGAGTCTTTTGAACCGATTCGGATCTGGCTTTTGGAACACGATCCGATCCCTGTATTACTTCTTTGGAGGCCTCATTATCTACGCCATCTCTCTCATCGTCATCACATGGTATTTTCTTGGTGGGAAGAGCATTGAGATCTTTTTGTTTTCCGGGGTGCTCTATATCCTGCTCTTTCTCTATTTTGCCTTTAGTATTGATGTCTATAATCGCATGACGAGTGAATTTTCAAAATTCATGCAATGTGACTATCCAGGAAGAATGGCAAGAAAAGAAACGATCCTTTTTAAAGGGTCTCGATCAGGGTGTCATTTAGATAATATCAAATCGTAGATGCCAAAATCAAATGTATTGGCGTCCACACCTTAATTCATATATTGAATGAAAGCGCCTCTATTGCTCACATCGATAAACTAAATTATGGACAAAGGATGTTTTGGCGATAACGGTAAAAAGATTTTTTTTTCTCATCGAGGAGAATAAAAATATACATGACCACGCAAGTACATTGAACCTTCAGGGAAATATAGAGGACGCGCAGGGCAGTCAGTCAGTGATGCGCTGGACACCGAGCTTTGGCCTGACTGCTACTCCCTTGTGCTAGGCCACGGCAGCGGCTGACGGGCGGCGTCACGGCGCTCGCGTACAAGCTCAGCCGAAGGATAATTGTTTTTGATCCCGAAAAGTCGCATATAGAGATAAAGAATCATCTCTTCCGAAAATTCCCGCATTGTCTATGCACCGTAGGGAATCAACTCACATGGATGTTTTCCATGAATCATGTACTATCATCGTCCGAAAAAATCTCAAATAAAAATATAAATAAAAATAAATGAATGAGATTGCAATGATGGACATGGATCTGAATCTGGGGAGATACACTCACTCAGCTGCAGTATAATACCACATCCGAATTGTGTTCAATCGCCATGGACGCCATCAGGGATCGACAGATTGGGACACTTTTTGCGGTCATTGGACAGGTGGAAGGGGGTATCATCATGAACATCATCCTTTTACTATTCATGGCCATTATCTTGGAGACACAAACGAGAGATTTCGAGTTTAGGAGAACGAAACGGATGATCACGACTGTCGTTCTCGGCATCAAGATCCATCAGACCTCAAGTAATCTATTCAGCAGTCGTCAGCAAAAAACCTATCATGATGCCGTCGTCGATCAGGTCATTGATCCCATGAAAAAAATTGGATTTACAGAAGATGAGGCATGGAAGGTAGTGATTGAATTGGGATTGGGAGGCATACCTGATCTGAAGTCATCCTTGTTTGCGAGTATGGATGCCTTAACACAGTCGGGATCTTTGAGTATGCATGAGAGTTTCCCCAAGGTTCTGCAGTTCTGGAATTCCAAGGCACTCGTAATCACGGATGCAGTCATGAAAAATCCAAAAATGATCAGCTATGCCCAGTACAAGCTCGTGGGCTATTTTGTACCCGATACGATCAGATTCGGCATTGACACCTTGACAGGAAAAGGTGTCCAGACTGCCAATTTTCTGGCCAATATAAAGACGCGAACCCGTGCTTCAAAAGAATATAGGGATCATCGTTGTACGCGTCGCGTGCGAGGCGAACGGCACCGAGAATTCTATCTGAATACATAGATTGTATTGCGCATATCCAACAATTGAGGCGTTCGATCGATGATCTGCGATTGATGGATGATGATCAGACTGATCATTATATGAATTATCTTGATGTCACGAAAAGATTGGGAGACACGATACATAGTGTTCTGAGCTAGGAAAGTTCGTATCAGTACAGATAAATTTAGGGATGCTAAATTTCATAGAAATTGAAAACGATGCTCGAAGCCATTCAGAACAGAAAATCTGGACAGGATCTATGAATTGCGAGGTGTCAATAAGGATCATATGACTTTTCATGATACAAAAACAATATAGATTTTTCTCGATCGCAAGTGTATATCCATAGTTATTGTAATAACGCAGAAACTCGGTTAGTATGGATCCAAAGAGTCCAGCAATGTCTTATCCTCGCAACAACACGAGCGCACCACCTGTCGTGGTTTCGGTTGTACCATTCATTAGAGATGATCATTATTTGTACATACAACAATAATGATTGATGGATAATCATATTCGCGCGCGTTTGGCGGGTCGCGGAGGAGACGACACCGCGTTCATGAATTGATCCCGTTTGCGGAGGGTGGTTAAGATGAGATCGCCGGCGAGATCGGTCGCACGACGGATCCACGGCGTATCAAAGATGAACGGCGTGATTTTCTGCTGGACGTCCTTGTATTTCAGGGTCGCCCGCTGTTCCGTTCGGAATTCGCGCAACACCCGATCCACATATTGTCCGATCATGCCCACCTTGTCGTAGAATTTCTGATCAGAAGATGTTTGCAGGAACACATGGATCCGTGTCAGGTTCTTCAGCACTCCTGTGATGATCTCCCGTATCGTCTCGGCGGCCTCCAGGCCACGGAGCGTCTTGGTCTGAGGGATGATCTGTCCGGCCACGATCTTTCGTTTCGTCGGTTTCTGTATCGCGAGATGACTCTTCAGGTACTCCTCGATCTCACGACGACGCTCCTCCAGGAGCGCGATGGCCTCCTGGACCTGCCCCACAAGGACCAGGTACAGCGGCGGACGGCGGACGACAATGGCCATTTATTCTTTCTTTAGATAATTTTTTTTTGATGAATAAAAATGGTATTAACGACATTCCGTCGATTTTTCAGAAAGAAAAAAGACATGAATGTTCTTGATCAAAAAATCCTGAATGGGACAGAACAAGACGCATTGAAAGATCTCATTGAATTTTTTCGCGAATGCAATATACGACTCCGTATGTTGCGGAAACGAATCGATATGGACAAATTCATGATGGATAAAGATGATGCGGAAAATTCTAAAATATTCAATGAAATAGCCGCTCTCATCAAACATACGTACCGGATGATCGCAACACAGAGGGTGATGCGATTCGTCCTGGATCATGAGGCGGTCGTTGGATCCTTGATCGAGTGGCTGTGTGCGACGGGTCGTCAACCCGGTGTGTGGAAGCAGGAGTTTAATGCGCTGCCGGATTCCGTCCAAGCGCGTTTTACACGACGTCTGGTGTACGAATGCCCACGACTGACGAATTTTATCCTTTCCTGGATCGATAAAGAACTGCTGACCCGCGTCATCGAGGAGGTCTTTGAGGAATTGATTGGACGGAAAAAAGGCTTCCCCGTCTCACTGCCTCCGATCTACCTGTCCAGGATAAACACTATCGATCCACGATCCCATCAAAAACTCGATAAATATTACCGAGAATACCTTCGGTTTGTCGATCGGAATATCGCCACTGTCGTCCATTACCTGAAACTCGTTCCTCGATCGCGCCGATGGAAAAAAACCGGTGTCGGTATCGAACAGGCCGTGCAGAGGATCAGTACGCCCATCACAACACTCCATACAACATTTCTCACCGCGGTTCCGACCGCGGCTCTTGCCAATGTGTATGCAATCACCGATGCAAAAGATCGTATGAAGCAGATTGAGACAATCCGCACCCTCCAAAAAGGCCTCCTCACTCGAAAACAAAAATTCCTCGATACGCTCATTCTTCCGGGTTACGGACTCGTGAAAACGACTCAGCCTCTTCCAAAATCATCCTCGTACCGCACGATGTCGTCCTCGCCGAAATAGGTGCCCCGCTGGATCTCGACAATCTCCAGATCCGCGTCCGAATCATTGATCAGACGGTGTTTCTCGAGACGATCGATCCGGATCACATCCCCTTCGTGCAGAGGAACGAGCGTGTCGCCCTTGACGGCCTTGCCGCTCCCTTTCACCACATACCAGCACTCCTCGCGGAACTGATGACTCTGGAGCGATAAGCGTTTGTTCGGGAAGACGTGGATCCGTTTCACCTTGTAGTCCCCGTCGTGCAGCACCTCGTACCAACCCCACGGTCTCTGCGATGCCATTTTGTCCTGTCCCTATTTTATACCTCGATATTATTTTCCAAAATGGTTTTCCCATGATAGATAAATTTAGTTGGAGTGATGGAGATATTGCCGACACAAGGAGATTACGACGTTATTTCGTACGTATCACGTACCAAACATCGGTGAGACGACGTTGGGGGTACACTGTCGATCAGATCGGTTTATTCGACAATCGAATCCTATTGAATTATCATCGGAGTCCCTCCCTGAAATTCATGGCCTTAAGTCAATATTTCTTGGAGGGAAAACCGAAGAGCGTTCCGAGTCGGGACGTGATTTTCCAGATTATTGATGCACTGGCAGTATCCCAGAAGATTCTCATGCCTATATTATCAATCGGAAACAACGGCTCCGTTCTCGTCCTATCGATCTCCTGACGGGCAGGAAAACCTTTTATCAGCGGGCATGGCCGGGATCGGTACTCATCCCCCGATCCGCTATCGGAGATATCATTCAAACCATGGAGATGACGTCAATCGAGATCCCAATAGCCCAGATCGTTCAGCGACGCAGACAATGGCAACAATGGCTGCCACAAACGATCCGTCGGCAGGCACAGCGGACGCGGACAGATATTCGACAGCACAAATCCGATGCTCTACAGCAATGGCTCGCTCTGATGTCCAAGACACGACAGTTTCCCCAACCGTTCCGATCCTTGTACCAGCAATTGGCCTATGATGATTCAATGATTGTCATGAAATTGTACGAATGAGCATATCTTTTTCGAATCCATCATTGTCGTATTTCTCGTGTGTGTGATTATGTTCTATTCTGAGAGTTCACGCAGTATCTGTTCGATGGCGTGCATGCTTGTTTGTACAATCTTGTTCGAGGGGTGTGTTTCCAATAGCGTTTTATATTTCGTCCATAGTTTTCGATAGTAATCTCGGACATTGTCCGGGCGGATCTGGAATTCGTGGAGGACGGCGTATTTCTCGAATTCCTGAGGATGCAGCGACCGGATCAGGAAGTACATTTCCACGAGATTTCCTTTCCGGCGCTGTCGGACGATCCGTTGTTGTTGCAACTGCTCGGATGGCATGGTATGATGCTGCGCCTCCGTATTCATCCCACGACGGATGCTCCGGAGGATCCGAGAGAGTCCCGTGTTTGGTCGGATGCGGAGGAATGTCCCCGTACGTCCCCACGAGGTATTGTGTCGGATCCATGGCATCCCCGTCGTTTGTTCGACAATGTACGCATCGGTGTCCGGAATGCCTCGTTGTTCTTGTTTCTGTCCGATCGGTCGGAACGATCGTTCCACCGGGAGGTAAAAATACCCGTACGGCTGCAATCGATCCACGATGGCTCGTATCAGTGGTTCAGAGGGTGTGAAATATTTGCTCGTGGCCTGATCAAACACAATCAGATCGTACCGCGTCCGGAGTGCCCGCCATGAGGCCTCATCATTAAAATCAAATTCTCTGCCATAAATGGGATACGATCCAGACAGGTATTCATCGATAATGATGGATTTGCGAGGATCGTTGACAGGTTTATTGACAACGAGCGTCTGATGGAACGTGTTCATCCGGTACGTGTCCGGAGGACTCCAATCATAATGTTCCTGAAATATATGTGCGGGACGTGTCGGATTATTACAACCACCCAGGATCATGATACGTTTTTTCGGTCGTTGTGCCTGTCGCCGCCATGAATGAAACATATCGGGCCATTGCCATATGTTGGTAGAACTCATCCTATTTTTTTGTTCCATTGGAGAAAAAAAACGACAAGTTTTTGCTAATCTTCCTTTTGTCCTGTTTTTTGCAAGTCGTCGAAGATGTTGTCGATATTTCTGAGTAATTGGAGGATCCATAATGAACCAATCAAAGTATCTGCATTCATATCTACTACATTTTCCCCCAACGCTCTCCATTTCTGGACTGAATGCGAGATTTCTGATTCTCATTGTTCAACTGTCGTATCAAACGATGGATATCTTTTCCCTGATGGTTCCGATGATCCAGATCGATATGTGTCATTATCAATAGGGGTACATTGTTCTTTAAGAACGCCCTCATAAAGGCCGTATTCCCTTTTTCATTGGGCGCATTGACATCCTTAGCGACGCCAGCACTTGTAGATGTACTTGCCGTGGAGGTACTTCTTGTACATGTGGTACAAGTCCTCCGGGCTGTCCTTCATCACCTCGCGGAATGCCTTCTCGTCGAAGGTCCCATCCTTGTAGACGCAATCCCCGACCAGTGTGATGGCCTGGAAGATGGACGAATATCGCTTCGGACTGCACGGGATGTTCAGTTCCTTGCACATCTCCTCGTCGATCGAGGCGAGGGCCACCGGCTCCATCGTGAACGAGTTGATGAACTGGTAGTTGATGGGCATTGTTGTCTGTCATGGAATCGGGAAGACATGTGAGCACCAGGATCGCACATATCCTGTCGATTCCATGACATGATAATCAGTTTTCACAAGACGGACTATTTTTTTTGCACTCGATAAAAGAGATGATTCCCGATTTTGAACTGAATCGATTTATTTACGACAATGTCCCCAGATCCTGGCTATCCAGGATCTTTCCCGCGCCGGTTTTGGGAGGTTCTTCCGTAGATGACGTCTGGGTGTTTTATGATACTTTTGGTATTCACGACGCGCTCGACCTGATTGATGATGAAAAACGCCGGAACAGACCGCGCAAATACAGACAATTGATGGAACGATTCGATGCCATTATGACTCGCTACCTGCAATCCATCACGGAAGCACGAGATTTCCCTTCTCGGTTCATCACTTATGCACTGGAAACAGAACATACCAATCGCTTGTTACGATTGATCCTCGACTCGTTCTGTCGGTATGGGATAACAATGTACACTGTCCGAGCCATCACCGACCATGTGTCTCGTGAGGATCAGATCCGATTATGGTCGCATCTCATCCTGACGTGTCCGGATGTTCATCACCTCTATAGATTTATATCCCCGGATCTCAAACGTGAGATCGTCCGACGTTTGTTCGACCGTGTCGTCGGCAAGAAAGAACTGTCCGACGATCAAGTGGAACCTTTGTTGCAGAAACTATCCATACTCTACCATTCGATGGGTTTTTCGTTACAAAAACCCGCGCTCGATCTCTCCATGCCATTGTCTCAGGCGTATTCTCGTATATTATTGAAACAGACCGCGGAGAAACCTTTTCATCAGACAGCATTGAGCGCATTCCCGGGGATGGAATTTATGGACGATCTGCTGCGCATCCGAAATCCTGCGAAACGTCTGGAACTCATACGACGTATTCGGAAGGCACAACAGGTATTACGACGCAAGAAACAATTCAATCTCCGAAAGAGAATCCATCAGGAATATTTTCAACCATCCACGGACGATCCAAGAATCATGTCTGTTCAATCGAAGAGCTGATTTGTGGCGCGAAACATGCCAGTGGCCATCCGCATCTGTTCGCCGTACACCACGGTCTCCCGCGCCCGGCGGAAGCCCTTGTCGTGCAGAAAATCCACCATGGCGTCGTTGAGGCGTGTCGCGAACGAGTTTGTATAATCGGACTCGTTGGAACCGTCCCGGCATGAATGTCGCCTTCTGGAATTGCTCGAGGAGCGGTCGCAGTTCGCGGATGCTTCCCATGAGATCCGCATAGATCATCCCGATCGGATCGCATGTCCTTAGATCAAGATCCGCGAGATCCATGTGCCGGACGCAGCCGCCGAAGACGGGATGCCGTCGCATCGTGTCGTACGTGGAAAGATCCCGCTGCGGGATGATGATCCTCTCGACCTCCGCCTCCCCCAGCACCGTCGACGTCCCCAAATCCTCCGCATCCAGCACAATGATCGTGCAGCGCCAATCGAGGAAAGACGACCAGCACCTTCTGGTCGGCCATGGCATTCATCTCCTTGACCATGAGACGGGTCTTGCCGGATCCCGTCGGCATGTGGTAGGTGAATTCGTCGTCCTCCTCGAGATCCATCATGGTGCGCGTGCGCACCGCCCATGCGTCCGCCTGGTGCGGGTACATGGTCTGCAGTCGATCCATCTGTCGTCACAAAAATAAATCAATGATTTGTCAAGTCCTTATGTGAGCCCTTCCGAGGTGGTGGGATACAATTTTTCTCTTACGGACGTCTGTTAGATCATCTGCACCATGTATGAAAAAAAAAAAATAAATACATATAAATGGTGATTCGATCAAAAAAACGCGACGATTATACCCCACAATACAGTTATGGAATCGGTATCTCTGAATCGCACATTGAGGGTGCGGGTCATGGAATTATCGCGGAACGATCCATTCCGGCGAATACAGTCGTCCTGGTCGAAACGTACAATCGGAAATTAACGCCTATCCGTACTCGTATCCTTGTGGGCGGCACAATTTTCGAACCCTCCCATACCGAGCCTACATATTATACCTATGATTTTTATGATAACCCGATATATTTCCCGGTCCTAGGGATGTTCAATCACGATAATATCGATACCAATTGTTGTTTTGTCATAGGTCCCGGTGTGTATCATCGTTTCATAGGATTCCCATCCATAGAATCCCGATTGAAAGTTCAACCGATCATTATCACGACACGCGACATTGCCGAGGGAGAAGAACTCACATTGAATTATTCACCGCGCACCACATCGCATGAACGTATTGATCAAATTTTGACTGCCCGAGGTATACCCTATAAATATATACAAAATGATCCAGCCAAACAGGGACAGGTGAAATCCAGTCTCCATGAACTCAGTGAACAAGGTGTAGGCAAAGTACCGTTCGCACCAGCCATTGAGAATTTTCAGACGTGGTCCAGACGGATCCAAACTTTGTGCACCGAGATTTATCCATCCTCGCCTCTGGTCAATGACGAATCTCTGAGTCTCTATGTTTCGGCAGTATTGGGTTGGAGATTGATGCTTTTGATGTATCGGGAAAATTTAGGGCCCAAACTTGAAATATTCTTGGATAAGGTTATTGTTGACCCGGAGAAATTAAAAATTTTTTTGAGTAACCTGAGAAAGAAGCTGAATGCCATCGTGATCCATGGGCCGGATAATATTTTTCAGCATCCGTTTCATAAAAAAAGATCATTATGGAATATTCTGAATCGTTTCATTCCGCCGGTGGAAGGATTTGAGAGGACCGACACGCAATATCTGATTTCTAGACCGAACACACAATATCTGATTTCCAGACCGCGAGGACAATCGTCTGTCCATAAATTATTATTCGATATCAACAGGGAGGGTGTACAACAGTTTCTCCCACAATCGTCGCGCTCCCGTTCCGGCCAATATGTCTGAAAACAGTCAGATGGAAAATATCATCTCAACGTTGAAATGATATCATCGAGTTGTACGAATGGACGATTGTTTTTATCATTCATAATGATCAATAGGCCGATAACTGGGCGCGGAGTCCGTCCAGTTCGCGCTTCCACATCTGCGCCTCGGTCGTCGCCTGGAGTTCCTGGTACTCTTTCTGGAGGTTCGCAATCTTGTCCTTCAGGGCTGCCAGCGATTCGCGGGTGAACTGTCGCACGGGGAGGGCCAGCAGGAACGCCAAGTCCTCATCCGCCGGGTACTCCAGCCGGTGGAGCTGCCGGAGGACGTCCTCCTCGCTCTTCCGGAAGACAGTCACGCGCTCGGCGATGACGTCCTCCAGGAACCGGGAGCGGAGTCGTTCTTTCTGGAGGATCGAGGCGAGTTTCGCCAGGAGGTGCGCCTTCCGGCGCGTGTACACCTCGAACCGTTTTTGGCAGTACGTCTCAAAAATCTCGGTCAGTGTCGCGTACTTCTGGAGTTTCCCCAGTTCCGTGAAAAGGACCATGTTGGTGAGGGACACGTCCGAGGTCAGGTTGAGCGTGTCGTGGTTCGGAACGAACCCGTCCGCCGGCGTGAAACAGAAGACGGCCTGGTTGGGCGACGAATAATTCTTGAAACTCTTGAGTTTCTTCTCTTCGAGCAGGCGCTCCATCGATTCCTTGAAACGGTCGATCGGCACATCGACCGGGATCTCGGTGATCCGGTGCGTCTCGGTCGATTTTTTCCGCCGTTTCCCCGGTTCGGGCGTCTCCTCCTCGATGATCCCGTACGTCCGGAACTTGGCGTCGCCGACCGCCTCGATCCGTCCCCGGAAACCGTGGTAGTACGGGACGAGCGGCGGGAGCGTGTACGGTTCGTCGCCGGCGGATCGACGATCCAGCCATTCGTGGATGCAGCCGATCATGCGGACCGGATCGTACAGCGGGACGTTGCACGACCACCCGCTCCCGATCCCCGTCCGGCACCCGTTCACCAGGATCATGGGCAGGATCGGGACGTAGTAATCCGGCTCCACCTTCTCGCCATCGTCCAGCGTGTAGGAGAAGAGCTCGTCGTCGTCCGCCGGGAACAGCAGGCGCGTCAGGGGCGTCATCTTGGTGAAGATGTACCTCCCGTTCGCCGCGTCCTTGCCGAGATGCAGGCGCGACCCGAACTGGCCGTCCTTGGCCAGCAGCGGGATGTTGTTGCTGCCGACGAAATCCTGCGCCATCCGTGTGATGGTGTCGTACAGGCACTGCTCCCCGTGGTGGTAGTTGGACGTCTCCGCGACATACCCCGCCAACTGCGCAACCTTCATGCTCTTGCCCCCCGCCACCAGGTTCCGTTTCAGCACCGCGTACAGGATCTTCCGCTGCGAGAGTTTCAGGCCATCGTACAGGTTCGGGATGTTCCGTTTGCAGTCGTCGATCGAGAACCGGATGTGCTCCTGATCAAGAAAGGACGTGATCGAGTACCGGTCGGTCGGCGTGGTGTAGACCAGTGGGTCGTACCCCTCCATCCACCGTTTCCGATCGTTCGCCGTCGATTTCGAAAAGACCATGTGCAGGTGATCGTCCGTCGCCTCGTCCATCTCAAAGACCACCACCTTGCTCCCGAACGTGTCCCGGACCTCCTCGTCCGAGGACGTCCCCAGTCCCTTGTAGTACTTGACCTTAAAGCGCGTCCCCGTCATCGCCAACAGCGCATGCTGGTACTCGAAATCGTTGTAGAAGGTGATGGTCCTCTGGGGCTGGAAGATCTTGGCGATGGGCGTCATCATCCAGTACAGGAACGGGCGTTTCAGGAGCGAGGGGAAAAGGACGTGGAACAGGTTCAGGATCAGCGAGGCGATGTGGAGCCCGTCCACGTCCGCGTCCGTGATGATCATGACCTTGCCGTAGGCCATGGACTCGTACGCCTCATCGCCGGCGTAGTCCGTCTTGTACTTCAGGTTCAGCGCCTGGATGATGCTCGCAATCTCCTTATTCCCCGAGATGGCGTCCATGGTCGCGTTCCTCACGTTCAGCAGTTTCCCCTTGAGCGCAAAAATCCCGAAATAATCACGGCCTTTCTTGCCGTCCCACCCGATGTCGATCCCGGTGACGGCGTACGTCTTGGCCGACAGCCCCTCGCACAGGATCAGCGTGCAGTCCTTGCTGTCCTTCCCGCCGGCGCGGTTGGCATGGTCGAGCCCCTCGATCCGGTGGTACCCGCGGGCCTTCTTCTCGGTCTTCTTGAGGGAGGTCATCTCGCGCATCCGGAGCAGCTGCTCCATCTTCTCGGCGAACCCCCATTTGCCGCAGACCGTGGCGATGTACCGAGGATCCACCGCGACACGGGGGACCGGCGAGTTCAGTCGCGTCTTGCTCTGGTTCGAAAACGTTGGGTTGACGAGCACCGCATTCACAAAAATCATGAATGAGGACCGGACGTCCTTGCTCGTAAACAGGTGCGTCGTCCGTCCCTTGTTCAACCGCGCGACGATCCCCTTGAAAAACTCCGAGGCGACGGCCTCCACATGCGCGCCGCCCTCCCGGTTGTAGATGCCATTCACAAACCCGATCTCGTGGAACTCCTCGTCCGTCGAGGGGCAGATCAGGACCTCCAATTGCTCCTCTTTCTTCCTCTGGATGTCGTTATTGTCCCACGCGATCATCATCTTGGGATCGGCCACCGGGAAGAGGTGGACGTAGTCCTTGAGGGAGCGCAGGTGGTACCGCGTCTCGTTCAGGAAAACGGGGATCCGCGTGATCATGGCCATGTCGAGGCACGTCTTCCGGAACAGCCCGAGGATCGTCGCGTCGAGCGCGTCCATCCCGAACAGCGACAGGTCCGGCCGGAAGCGCAGGCGCGTGTAGCCCGCATTTTTTTTCTTCCGGATCACGGGCTTGGTCACCTGGCGCATGTGATCGGTCCACTGCTGCGTGTAGATCCGCTCCTGATCGCCGCACTCCACCTCGAACAAAGAGGAAAACACATTCGTCAGTTTCACACCGAGACCGTTCCTGCCCGAGGACAGGCGCTCCTCGGTGTCGTCGTAGTTCGACGATGTCAGGAGACTCCCGAAGATGAGTTCCGGGTTGTAGAGGCCGTCGGAATGGACCTCGATGGGGATGAACTGCCCGTCGTTCCATACAGTGATGATCCCATCCTCTCCGATGTCCACCCGGATCTTCTTGCACTCGATCCCGGCCTGCCTGGACCGCCAGACATTGTCGATGATGTTGGAGATGGGCTCCATGAAGATCCGCCACAGCCCGTCCGCGTAGACGGGCTTGGGATCGAAACGGAACCGCCCGTCCTCCCCCGCGAGCCATTCCCCGGGCTGCTCGGCGCGCTCCAAGGAACCGACATACATGTCCGGGCGTTTCAGGATGTGCGTGATGGGATCCATGCGGACATATTTATTGCTGCTCATCGATTCTTGTTTTCTTCATGGTTCGGTTGTTTTATATTCATTTTTGGTCAAAATCATTACACATCGAAGATGCCAAATACCTTTTGAACCCGTGGACGCTCTTCCTCTGATAATGTCTTGATATATCCTTCCCGCACGCGTTGCATATAGGCTTTCACATCTCGTAAATAATACGAATCGCCTCTCGAAGTTATGGTCGTCATCATCGTTTCGGCGTTGGCCATTAACAATCCCAACAATGGTGGCGGGTAATTCGTAAGATACTTTTCAAGTCTGATTCTCGTTGCCTTCTCTTTGAATAGATTGATAATCCTAGTGCGGTTCGATTGTTCGAATCGGATCAACGATCGCGCGATTGCGGGATCTATGTCCTTAAATATGTCCAAGAGTCGTTGATCCCTTTGTCTGGCTTTTGAGACGAATTGATCATATTGAGCACCGCCCTTGGACGGTCGCACAGTTTCGATTTGTTGGCGTATACGTCGAAGTCGTTGTTGCAATTGTGGTGATGGTTGTTGTGGTGATGGTTGCATAAAAAGTTCTTCTGGATCTGCTAATTTGATTTGTATTTTATAGGAATTTTTTGTGATAAGGGGTTCAGGAATGATCGACTTGATACAGGCTTGAAGTTGACTAGATGGTCTACGATAATCGGTATTTTTTAGAGTAATGAGAATATAGGGAACATGCTGTTCATCAACATAAATAACAGGTCTTTCGAAATAGGATCGAAATCCTTGCCTTTCGAGGGCATCATTCAGATCCTTTATTTTATTTCGCAATTTCGAACCTTCCTGTATTGCGCTCTTACATGTTCTATATTTATCCAATGATTGTCTGAAGGATTTTTGCATAGCTATGAATTGTTGTACTTGCCAATGAAAAATGGAATCATCTCCGATCCAGATTTCTATCATGTTGTTGTTCTCAGCGATGTTTATGTATTTGGAGAGAAGGGGTAACATATAGAGTAAATTCTCGCGTGCATCGGGTTCCATAAATTGATAGGAGATACTCGCAATGACTCCATCATCTGTTTTTTTATAGGTTATGTCGAAATCTCTGGAATAACCCAGGAGAGTCTTGAGTTTTTGCATTAGAATTTTGAATATTTTACTACGGTTCATTTCAATAAGGAATTGCTCGACACATTCTTTTTTGGACAGTCCCATTTGAGGAAATAATTGATTGATCTTGTCATAATAGACTACCGGCGGTGGATAAAATTCTGCTACATGTGTTCTGATTTTTTCGATATAACGTAGATTTTTTTTGTTATCCACCAGCCATTGGATCCATCCTCGATTCGCATTCAGACATTTAAATAATTCCAATTCCGAGTTTCCCATTTAATATCTTGGAGGAAAAAAAATCGTTTCCATTTTACACGAGCACGTCGTCCGCTTGGTACGATCGGGTCTCCCCGTTCCGTCGGGTGATGGTCAGCGCATCGTACCCGAGTTGTTTCGGCGTGATCTGCTGCCCGTGGTAGTCCTCATTCGGTCCCAGGTATGGAGTCACCATGTCTGTGACATCCACGCCCCAGCCATCCTCGACCGTCACGACCGTTCTCGGCCCGCGGTGCGCCTTGATCTTGATCTTGTACAGCCGATCGTTCAGGATGTACCGCAGTTCGTACTGTCTTTTCCCATCGGGCACGAGCATGTGGTTCCATTTCTGGTAGATTGTCACCCCGATGTACAACAAGAGCACGCGCAATCGAGTGTACTGTCTTGCCAACCACCCCATTTTTCCTAATGGACGGCGTCGTGTTTAGATGAGAATCGATTACACTACATCAAAAAAAACAAATAAATAAAATGGAAGATTATACCCCATGTTATGCATCATCCATCGATATACGCCGATCTGCAATCGGGAATGGCGTCTATGCCACAAAGAATATCGACCTCCATACCATCATTCTCGTCGAAATCGAGGAACGCCCCGTAAGGGCCTCACTATTATTTTGGGAAATAATTTTTTCAAGATCAATCCCGTGCAATTACGACAAAGAATACAACGGATGAAATACCAATTCGATAAAGGCTCCGTGAGCCATGACAACATCTATAAGTTCTATTATACCTATCAATCCCTGAATGATAAGGTGTTCCCCGTCACAGGATTGTTCAATCATTCCGATACAGATCCCAATTGTATGATATTGTCTCTATATTTAGAACGTCCTGTATCGATTGTCATCACTCTGCGCCCAATTCAAAAAGACGAACAACTCTTTACCAATTATACCTCCATGTTGAACTCCGATTTGGATCAAGAAAAACATATGCTCTCTATTATGGGTATCACGATACGAGAGTACACCGCCATACAGAAACAACGGATACGAGGTTTGAAACAATATCTTTACGATAAACTCGATTGGTTATCATATGATTATGAAACATTCATCAACAAGATTGAGGATGTATCCAAGGCCTTGTATCCACATCTCCACACGGATCCTCGATCGATATCGCCATTTCTTTTTCAGGTACTGACTGAGGGATGGATTATTCTCCATGATGTATTACAGACGAATGCATTTCCAGATCAGAACGATGCGATGAAAACATTCCTTCAAAAACTTGCATCTTCGATGGGTACTATCCATATCACCGGGCCTCGTATACATCTCGATCGGGTGTCTTGTTTTAACCGATCGACACATTACACATTACTGGATCTGATGAAGACACACCCCGATGTGCGTCTGCCGTCCGCGCAGACCAGATTGCCGTCACAGGTACTGATTTTTGGGAACCAACAATCCTCACCACGCACGGAATCATGGCAGCCACCCGATACTAATAAACTGTTCAATATCCATCGGCAAATGTCCAAAACACAACGTCTTCAGACAATAAAAAAAAAGGTAGAAGACTCCATCACAAGAGAACAACGGTCACGACGACGATCGCGACTGCAGAAACAGTTGGAAGATCGACAGTGGAGAGCGCTTTCTGGGCAGATCGCACGATTCGGCGAGAGCACGGACGCGCTGCCCGATCCTGTTCCGAACCTTGTTGGTCAACAACGACGAAAAAAGATTGCCCAACTCGCGGAAGGACTTTCCGCGATCAAGACAATATGGTAAATGTTTATTCTCATTACCATAAAATGTGGTACGTTGCCGTATTATAACGACATCAGGTGGTGTATTATTCCTTGCCCGAGAAACACAGACAAGTCGAACACCAACGTGAGGTGACACAGAAAGAAAAATTGTGCACGAGATTGGACTGGCTGATTATTTGTGATCTGGATGAATTTTTTTATGCGCCATCGGGGAATCTGGCGAGTGTGCTACGCGATTACGACAATCACGATATCATCTACTCCCATTGGAAGATGTTCGGTTCGGATGGTCTGGTGCATCATCCTCGTGATATCCGTCTCGCCATCACGGGGCGGAAGCCCGATCTCGGTCCCGAACGAAAATATATTGTGCGGCCGGGCGCCATTAAGAATCTTGATGATATCGGTGTGCATGGGATCAACAACATGGAAAAGAGCGTGACAGAGAACAGCCGGATCCATCTCAACCATTACCCAATACAGAGCCGGGAATATTTTGAAAAAATCAAAATGACCCGTGGAGATGGTACGACATCCGCGTGGGATACCGGACTGGGAATATTTCCGACGGTACGACGAGAACACCATCGTTCAAGATACGGAATTGAGAGACCTCATCCTGTCGTCATATCGATAGTATCGTCACGGATCGGGCCGTTTCCGGATGAGGGCTTTGTTCTTGCGGAGGGAGACGTCGAGGCGGGGTTCGTGGAGGAACGAATGGTAGATCTTCTCGATGAGACGGGGCGGGATCCGGTAGCGATCCTGGAGCGGGATCTCCACGACGGGGATGAGCCCGGCGGGATCGCATTTCTCCTGGACGATGGGATCTTTCAGGTTCAGACGAAAATTGCTGAAGAAATCCGTCTTTTTCCTCCACCGGAAACCGTACAGGCAGTATTCGGTGGTCTGCCGGGGGAGACGGTTCATGACGGGCATGTTGCGCATCATGGCGGTGGGGTTCTCAATCACGAACCGCAATTTGGGGTTTTTCTTGAGGAAATACCGGATAATCTCAATGGTCTTGTAGAGCAGTTCTTCGCCCTCGACCGCGTTCGGGTGCAGCGGTTCCAGCGTGTACCAATCCCGCAGTCGTCCGGCGCGCCCCAGCGTCGAGAACGAATTGCAGGGGGGGCTCGCCGTGATGATGTCGGGCACGGGCAGTTTCTTGTAGTCCAGGTCCCGGATGTCCGTGACAATCGTCGGATGGAATTTCGCCTCCTTGTCCACCGAGATGACCTGGGCGCCGTGCTTCCGGAAGACCTTGCCCCAACTCCCCGTCCCGCTAAACAATTCCAGTAGCAGCATCTATTTATCATCAGGACAGAAATAAAAAAAGGAATTGTATTTTATTATTTCTGTCCTGATGATAAATGGCGCACAGGACATCACTGTTCAAGGAACAACTCAAGACGGTGTCGACGCTGATGAAACTCCCTGTCCCGGACGCGGTCAAGAGAAAAATCGCGCGCATCCACCGGTCCACCATGATCGAACGGATCAGTCAGCGTGTCTTTCTGGTCCATCTCATCCTCTACGGACTCTTGCATGGCAATGCCGATCGGCGAGTGGAGATCCGGAGTCCCGATCGTCGCACGATTGTCACGCTGACGCTCACCAACGACGGGTTCTTCCGGCTCCAACTCGATCATCATTCCAATGATCAGACGTTTACTCTCCAGAGTCATCTCGCCATCCCGAGGAACAACACGCAGCGTCTCGGCAATATCCTCTACTACATCTTGGGCGCGTTCCACTGGGATCTGGACGAACTCCGGGCGGTGCTGTACAATAGCCCCTTCAACAGTCTCGATCTTGTCACATCCTTTCTTAACGAGACCTTTTTCAAGATGAATCTGTACAAAAGGATCGAGGCGATATCGCGGATCCCGTGGATCCAGAGTCTCCATCTCGTCCATCCCCATCCTCCGCCGGCGGATTTGATCCGCGCGCTGGAACAGCCCATGGATTTCCGGAGAATCCTTGAACAGGGCGAGATTTTGTGGCAATAAAAAATCCAGGAATTCATAAATGAGTTTTTCGCTCTTTCCTGAGTGCATCGATCAGACGGATCTGGAGGAAGCCCGATCGCATTTTTCCGAGGATGGCCAACACGTCCGATATCATCCCATGCTGCGTTTCATCCACGAAACAATGATCCCCACCCTTGTCCGATCGTTGACGTGTCCTGCATTCATCTACAGCAAATTACGGATCAGCGATAACAACAACAATACGGACGCGGCTGTATTCCATCGCGATCTCATCTCGTACCGGAAGGGAGAGACATCCATCCCCATCTACACATGCCTGTGTTACCTCGACGACGGGCAGATGGAGTTGATCGAGGATTCCGATTCGATCAACTCAACGAGAGCGTTCTTGCACTACTGGGGGAAGAAACAATTGCTGACGATCCGGGCCGGGAGCATCCTCGTGATCCCATCCAAGATCCTCCATCGAGGTGTGTTTTCGCCGAATCATCAGGGTCATCGGCGTCTCATCCAATTGTTCGATTGTTTCCTGAATCAGGATGATTACGATGCGTATTTCCATCGCATCCTTTTCATTCCCGCCGAAATAGCATCCGATGGAGATCTTACCCGTCGGATCACCCTCGTCGCCTCATCGATGCGCGTGTTCTGGATCATCAATTACATCAGTTTCCAGAATGCACTCAGCGGGTATAACCCGCAGAGGACACGGAAATGGCTGGATCAGAACGGGTATCCAGAGTACGAGTACATCTCGACCGATTCCAGGCAGCCAAGGATGGTCCTTGCCGAGGACGAAAATGAATACCAAAAAACAAACCTGTACTGGTATCCCTCCATTCATCATGATCTTCTTCGCGACGCGCCGGCTCTTCGCACCATCCAGTACACGATCCCGATACTCTATTATGCATTATGGAAAGTCATGATATTGTGTATCGTTGTGACGATATTGATGCTGTGCATACGAAAACGATTGCATGATTGATTGGAAAAATTTTATAAAATCTTCAGACGTATAAAATGATTAAAGATTCCGATGATTCTCTTACAAAGATGATTCCAGGTTTTTGTAGTCAGCTCACGACCGATCCGCGCATACTCTTCGGTGGATTCCCCACGGCGGGGGCCATGCGATCGCTCCAGGAACGATCCGTCCGGTACATTGTGGACCTGACCACCTCGTTTGAAAAAAAACGGCTCGCGCCGTATTTTCCAAAACAATTCGGTATGACGTACATCCATTTCCCCATCCAGGACAATTCGGTGCCCTACGATCTCGAGGCGTTCAACGAGTTTATCGTGTGGCTCTCGCACCTCCTCGATTCGTTGGGGAACGATTCTATCTACATCCATTGCAAGGGCGGGCACGGCCGGTCGGGCATGATCGTGGCGAGTCTCCTCTGTTTCCACTACAAAAAAACGCCCGAGGAGAGCATCCGCGAGACCACGATTGCGCACCAGAATCGCATCGAGATGACCCCCAAATGGAAGAACCGCTTGTGCCCCTCGAACCCGATCCAGCGTCATTTTCTTGAGCAGGTGTTCATCCCGTCCTCGAGACGGGATCTCCTTTCCGAATACCGCGTCCTGACCAACGAGCTCAAGAGCGCGCTGAATTCGTACCGGAAGCGCCTCCTGGACGAATCGTCACCCAGGATAAAATTGATTCAAAAATAAAAAAAGATGTTGTATAATAGAAAATAAATGGAACGCACTCTATCGGAAAAAAACTTGTTTCGCGAAAAAATCCGCGGACTCTTATCGTTATCCAATCTTCGGCAGAAGTATATCGATAAGATGACGGATGAGGAGGGTATGCGCCTGTACGAACAGGCCTTTACGCACTCCTCGGTCGATGCCCACAACTACGAATGGCTGGAAATCCTCGGCGACGCGACGCTGAACAAGTGCATCGTCTGGTACATCAATCATCGTTTCCCGCAGCTCCAGAATGCCGGGGGTGTCAAGGTCATCGCCCGTCTCAAGATCAATCTCGTCTCCAAGAATCATTTCGCCTCGATCGCCGACCGTCTCGGGTTCATGCCGTTCATCCGTTTCAACGATGAGAATCTGGTCAAGAACAAGGTCATCCATGTGCAGAGCCTGCTCGAGGATGTGTTCGAGGCGTTCTTCGGGGCGACCGAACTCCTCATCGATCGGATCGTTTCGCTCGGCGCCGGTTACGGCATCTGCTACCATCTCCTGAAAACCATCCTCGATCCGATGCCGATCTCGCTCAAGTACGAGGACCTCTACGACCCGATCACGCGCCTGAAAGAGACGTTCGACATCTGCCGCCCTGCTCTGTGGGGGCACGTCCGTTACGAGAACAGCCGCCAGGAACAGACCCAGTACGTCACCGTCTTCCAGTTCGACCCGATCACCTCGCGGAAACGAGCCCTCGCGTCATCGGAGGCGCCGACGCTGGACGAGGCGAAACAGAAGGCGGCCGTCCTCGCGATCGAGATCCTGGCCAAACAGGGATTCCGCCGTCCCGTCCCCGAGTATTATACGAATCTCGAGAATGCATAAAAAAAAATAAAAAAAAAATATTACGATTCACAGAATAAAACACATATGGTATCCACGAAAAATCAAGAAAGTTGGCTTGCCGGCGCGAGCCTCGGATGGTTCGTCCTTGTTCTGGTTGCGGGAATATACCGAATCTCAATGCCCGTGTACAATAATCAGGGTAATGATGTTGGTAATTTGAGAGCCAAAGTGGGTGCCTATTTTAATGGTGGCCCACCCTTGTATTATTCCCAGTACTGGATGGAAGGGGTTGCTGTCACAGGGGCAATACTAATTGTCAGTATTCTACTCGGGAAATTACAACAATGGAGCAGCAATGCCAATAAGACGTATAGTACCGAACACCTTGAAGAAGTCAACAACACTCTCCTGTGTGGATGTATCCCGATCGGTGTTTGGGCCGGAGTCGTAATCTTTCGGCTGACAACGGGATATTTTCCGTATTTCAATGTTAACCTGGGTGGTGCGTTACCTGGCCCTAACACTTGGCAACAATATCTTGAGAGTTTTCCTTTGGAGACTCTCCTGATGTTGTTTTATATCGCGTTGTGGATCGCTGCAATAAGTATTTTCACTCCTACCATGGAGGATAAAAAGAAAATATTAGTATTGTATATATTATCGGGCATCTTTTTGGTTATCGCGCTCTTTATCATACCCGTAATTTATTTGGCATTCACTGGATGGCCTCTAGCAAGGGTCGTGATATTCTTGCTTATTCTTTTATTGTGGGTTGCGGCGGGTCTTTTTTTCCATTTCGGCTACCTTAAACAATGGACCAAATGCGAAAGTCATGAAAAATATGTCTACATGGAAGAACAGATCGATGCCTTCAATAGAGTTTCATAGTCTGTTGTATCTATCATTCCATCGATATGTCAATGTATTTATATTGACATTCATAAATTGGTGCCAAATTGAATTTGAGCAAGATAAAATTATATTTTTTTTTTTAAAAATAAATAAAACATGGGTAAAAATTCAAATCGAACATTATCAGGAAAACGTGCCATTGGATTCTTGGGGGCTAGTATTGCACTCGCAATCGTTGGTTCGGGTATATCAGTATATGTTGTCATCCAAATATTGAACGTCAATAATTATCGAATTCCTTATGTTGCATGTATCCTGATCGGAATCGCCTTATGGCTCTGGTCGACACTCGGCTATGTAAAACCATATAATTTAAAATGTTATGATGATTCGTCCACATCGCCATCTCCATCTCCATCACCAGAACCATCTCCATCTCCATCACCAGAACCATCTCCATCTCCTGAACCTGATTACAAATATCTGAAACCGCGTAAATCCATGATACATGCCCTCGGATTGTTTTTTGGTGGGCTCTTATTCGCAATCGTCGGTTTTGTAGGTTCATGTTTTTTTATGATGAATTTTTTCACGGATCCCAATAATAATAATAATAGACTCCCCCAATATATGGTGTTCTATGGAATTTTCCTCGCCATCGGCATCGGCCTTTGGATACTTGCAACTAGCCTTGTACACCCTTTCGACCATTATGCCTCTGGATGCCACGATCGTTATGGGCCGATTAAAGGTAAAGTAAAGAACGCCGTGGTATTATGGGCGGTGGGTATACTTTGTGCGATTTTCGCTTTCTTTGGTGGAGGATATTGGACGATTACTCGACTCAATAATAATTTGTTGCAAGTATATTATGGCGTCTGTCTCGTTGTGGGAATCGTCCTATGGGGCGTCGCAACTAGCGTTGTGCACCCGTATGATCACGTCTGTCCCACAAAACAGATCCTTCTCCCTCCATCCGTGATAGATGATAAGAATGTCCAGATCCCGTATGCACCGTCCGATATCGGCACGACCTCCTCCACATACGGACTGGGACCGATCGTCATCCCGCCGTACGACATCGGCACAACCTCCTCGACGTACGGACCGGGACCGCCGTACGAGATCGGCACAACCTCCTCGACGTATGGACCGATCGTCATCCCGCCGTACGACATCGGAACGACCTCCTCGACGTACGGACCGATCGTCATCCCGCCGTCCGAGATCGGCACAACCTCCTCGACGTACGGACCGATCGTCATCCCGCCGTCCGAGATCGGCACGACCTCCTCGACATATGGACCGATC